GGCCTCGTCGGCCAGGTCGCTGAACTCCGCGCGCAGCGCCTGCACCGCACGGCCGCGCTCGGCGGCTTCCGCGGCTGTGCGGTAGGCCGTCAGCTGCTCGACGTCGGCGGCCAGCGCCTGATTCTCCGCTTCCAAAGCAGCCACGCGTCTGCGGCTTTCAGCGAAATCTTCAAAGACAGACGCGAAGCGGGGAGCCCCGCCGCAGGCGGCGCTTTCCCAATCCACGTACTTGCTTTTCTTTTTCGCGTAGGTATCGCGGGCAACCGTGACATCGTCGCCGGAAACGGTATACTTGAAGCCACAGGCGCAGCCGTCCACGTAGTCATACGCGAAGACTTCCCGCGTCTCCGGGTCGAAGTCGATGGCGGCGAACCGGGGCCAGTCGGGGTATTCCGGGTGGGCCTCAAAGGCGGCGACGCACCGGGCAAGCTCGTTTTGCAGGCCGCTGGCGTCCAGCGAAAACTCCTGCGCCACCTCCGGTTTTGTTTTATCAGTAGGCATCTCATTCCTCCTTTCCTCGTGTGATAGATGGAACTCGTCCATCATAAGGCTAAACTGCTCCACAAAATTGGAACAAGAAAACAGCTCGACACAGGCCGAACGCATCGCGGGCTCGTCCCGCTCCAACAGGCAGAACGCCACGAACGTAAAGGCCTGGATAATAAAAAAATCGCCATCCCTGGCGAAATCATTTATTTTGATCGAAATCTCCATGGACTGGGCGACAGTTCCGCATTCTTCAATGTGCCGGAACGCGGCCTCGCGCTTCCACAGCACCGCGTCAACACAGAGGTATTCCTTTTCCTCGCCGCTTTCCTCGATGGTCTCCCACCAATACTTCGAGCCCTCGGGCACATAGCCCACCGGGTGCGTCATGTTGATCAGCCGGGCGCCGTCCTCCGTGCGGACAATGGCCTTGTCATGGCCGCCGATGTAATCCGCGCCGGCGTCGTAGTTGGCAACAATGGGGCACCCATATGCGGTCTTGGCGTTGCGCTCAAAGACTTCCTTGCTGATGACGCTCTTGTGCTGATTCAGTCCCGCGTGGGCTATCTTGATTACACAGGGTGCAAACCGCTCGTCGTCCGCTGCTTTCGAAAACGACAGCACCGCGCCCACCACGGCCACCTGTTTTTCGCTCACCGCACCACCTCCTTCCTCCTGTTCAAAATGTGATTGTGTATGATAACGCATATATGTGATCCTCAAGCCCCGGGTCAGCGCCGGAGGGGTTATCGAATACCCACTTGGGAGGCCCCGTATCGCTGCTGTACAGCAGCACATAACCCAGCGCAAGCAGCGCGTCCTTTGCCTCTGCATCGAAGGTATAGATGAAACGCATCTACATCACTCTCTTTCCTGCGCAACTTCGCCGCTGTCGCTGATCTCTCCAGCCTCCAGCGTGGGGCGCCCGGCATCCTTCGCCTCTCCCGCGCCCATGGTAGCCGAGCCCTTCAAGGGCACGAAGCGCCGCCGGATATCCCACACGGCATTTTCCAGGACTTCCAGGCCGTCCATTTCGCTTTGCGTCATCCCGAGGGCTGCGGCGTAATGGGACACAAACGGGAAGCCGTACTGGCACGCTTGTAAATAGGCCTTGATCATCTCGTCGCGGTTATACCGGGATATATCCAGGAACTTGACGCTGAGATTCTTCCCGAAGGGCTTGGAGTGCAGATAGCGGTTGAGCATCGCGCCGATGGATTCCACGAGAGCGAAAGTGATGGCCTGGTCCGCCTTGATGGAAAGCAGCAGGGCGTTGCTCGACGCCTTCGCGTTACTGAACAGCAGGGAGGAAACCCCGGCGCTGTTATACAGGTGTTCCTCCGCCTCGGTGACGAAATCGTGCTCCGCGCCGTTTGGGCGCTCGAACGATATCTTTTCGATGGGCGTGGGCATGGCCACCGCCGCGATCTGCGGAGGGACGACCTCCCGCAGATTGGCGAAGAACTCCTTCAGCAGGCGCAGGTCGATGTTGGAATTGCCGCCATCGTCCACGCCGAACTCGCCCACCAGCAGGGCATAGTTATCTATGGCTGCTTTCTCCAGCTTGAGCGCTTGGTAGTCCTCGATCTCGAAGATGTCCCGCAGCACCCCCAGGAATGGAGGAATCGCGAAGTCCGGGATGTCCGAATTGCACTTGATGGCGAAGCTGGCCGGGGTGTCGAGCTCCTGCCAGCGGAACTCCTTGCCACGGCTTTTGAACTGCCGATACCTTGTGGTCATCTCGTCGGAATAGAAGTCCAGCTTCGATTCGCTCCGGCCCGAGAAATAGTTGAAATCGAAGCTGACGTTGTAGGTATCGCCCCGTATGGATGTGATCTTGCAGCAGTCCGAGGGCAGGCGCTGGACCAGGATGTCGCCGTCGATCTCGCGGATCGTGCCGAAGTATACGTCCTCCCGCAGGCAAATCGTCAGGATCTCGCGGAAGGTCCGCGCGATGCCGAAGGAGGACAGGAAATCCGTGGCCTTCTTCAAGTGCGCAGTGAAGTTGCCGGCCTTGATCTTCTCCGCCTCAATCTGATGGGGCACGAGGACATAGACCAGGTCGCTCAGGCCGACGAAATATTGGATGATGCGCCACAGGCGGGAGCCTACAATGTATGCCTGGATCATGGCGTTGCGGAGATTCTTTTCGTTGCGCGGCACGTCCTTCAGGTATTCGGCGATGCGCTTACGGGTTTCCGCGGTGAAGCCAGAGGGGGCTTGCTGCTGGTTCGGGTCGGAGTAGACAAGCCCGGCGCCGCCCAGCTTCCTCTGCGACCGGGTGAAGTCAATAAGCACATCCCCCGCAGAGGAAGGCGTGCTTTGCGGGGTTTCTGTTGACAGGGTGATCACCTCACGATTTTCATTTTGTTGTTGACATCCTGTTATAGATATGTTATACTACATAAGTGAATATACATATCAAAGGAGAGATCGCTATGCTGGCTACCTTCAACGACTTCATCGCGCAAAACCCCAACTGCAAGAAGTTCGCAGACGACGATGACATGATTTACGCTTTCAACTTTTTGTCGGTGGACTATGTACTTGTCCAGTTGCTTGAGGCAAGCGATGCGGGTCGGCCCGCGATTACGCCGATCGTAACGAACATTGAGCACATTTTTGCCGACTCATCCAAGGAGCATGCCAACACGCTTGACGACAACTTCACCAAACAGGCGGTGGGGCTGATGGTGAAAACCATCCTTGCGCCCTTTGGATACACCGTTTGGAAGCAGAAAGACCTTCCGAAGAATAGCAGGGCGGAAAAGTTCACATCCGCCTCAGTCTACCACTTCGATTCGTTTGCTCCGAGGAGCATGCGGGTGGTCAAACGCATCGTGGAGATTGAAAAATAGGCCAGTTGCCGTCAACAGCCTCCAACATTTCTGATGGACAAGCGCTCCGGCTTGTGCTATACTGATGTATAGTGAAAATGAGCAAGGGGGGCAACTATGCCGATCAACGAAAGCGCCAAAGCGCTCTTGAAGCACCTGAGCCATTTGGCTGACCGCTCTAACGCGGCAGGCAGCGAGCTGCACCCGGATCTGCGGGCCGCGATCAACTACGCCGCAAGCATCCTGGCCGCGGCGGAGGGCTTTGAACTGAACATCGACGACGCCGCCATGATCGCGTCGGAAGGGCCACTGGGCTTGCAGAAGTTCCTGCAGAAATACGGAACGGCCGCATAGAGGAACCACGGATGGCGGCGCAATGGTCAAGCAAATCTGACGCGGGAGGTGATAACGATATGCGAAAGCCACCGCCCGGCATGGGCTTTTTCCTCTGCTTTGCGCTCAACCTGTTCTACCATTCCTGGTGGGGCGGGCTTGCGTTGCTGTTGTGGCTGCTGCGCATCTGGCTGAAGATGATCCCCTGGTTTTTGCCTTTGGCATTCCTGGGCGTTTGGCTGCTGGCGGCGCTGTTCGTCACGGTATTTTTGAGTTGGGTTTCAAGAACTTCGTCTGTGCCCGCCCCGTCGGCCACGAACAAGAACCCCTATTCCGCAAAAAACGAGGACCTATTTCCCCGGAAATAGGGAGCAAATTCTTTCGGTAAAGGCTTGCAATTGATGTAACATTTTGATATAATGCTTCAGGCAATGAATGCATTAAAAACAAAGAAGGAGTAAACACATGAACAAGCAAGACTTCATCAACGCGCTCGCGGCACAGGAAGGCATCGAAAAGAAGCAGGCCGCCGCATGGACCGACGCGGTCGTTAAGTCTCTGACCGAGGCCCTGGTTGCCGGCGAAAAGGTACAGTTCGTGGGCTTCGGGGCCTTTGAGGTGCGCCCGCGCGCCGAGAAGAAGGCTCGCAATCCCCAGACCGGCGAGGAGCTGATCACCCCCGCCACTAAAGTGCCGGTGTTTAAGGCCGGCAAGGCGCTCAAAGACGCCGTGGCGAACGCATAACTTCCGATGCGGGCCAATACAACACACAGGGACGCTATGGTGGCGTCCCTGCGTTTTTTATTCTATATAAGCCTTACCCGAACAGTGATCCCTCCGGATATACAGGCTCAAACACTACGTCAAGCATGGGCTGATGCATTGGCGCCGGGCTGGATACCAGCCACTCGTCAACCCGCTCCGGCTGGAGAATCACGGGCATCCGATGGTGGACATCGGCGATATTGCCCACCGCTTCCCGGGTTAGTAGCGTAAATACCGGGTGAAGCTTCCCGCGCTCCTGCTTCCAGCAGCCGGCCAGGTGCATAATGCCCCCGCCCGGGAGGCGGAAGAAATATTTCATTTCCCGGCCGCCCCTGCGCCACGTCTCATAATACCCGGTGACGGGTACAGCGCAGCGACGACGGAGCATAGGCTCCCCGAACATGGGGCTGTCCATGGCGCCCTCCGAACGGGCGTTGTAATTCGGGTCCTTGCCCGGCCGCGGGAACCCCCACTCCATGGGCCTGTAATTTTCCGGCGCCGCCAGAACGGGAGCGATGCATCCGGGAAAGATTTCGCCCTTTTGCTTCATCATCAGCGACATATCCTCCGGCAGGCTGTTCTGCGCCGCGGCCTTGCAGATCGCCATCATCCGGGGGTCGGTGAGGTCGGTGGTAAAGTGCGCGCACATGCTGACGGCCTCCTTGAAAAAATTTTCCGGAAGATTCCTCTTGACAAGCGAATATTTGTGCGCTACAATTGTACCAAACATTAGTTCTCATGTCAAGAGGTGATTTCGGTGGATAGGCTCGTATTGCACGCGGACATCGACTGCTTTCTATGCGTCGGTGATGCTCCTGCATTATCCCCGGCTGCGCGGTAGGCCCGTGGCGGTCGGCGGCAACGCGGAGGAACGGCACGGCGTCATTTTGGCGAAGTCCTATGAAGCCAAAAAATTCGGGGTGAAAACCGGGATGCCGTTGTTTGAGGCAAAAAGCGCCTGCCCCGGCCTCGTTATTCTCCCACCGGATTACGCGCTGTTCCAACGCTTCAGCAAACGGTTCTTCAAGCTGCTGTACAACTATTCCCCCATGGTCGAGTCCTATGGGATTGACGAGGGGTGGGCGGAGCTGTCGCCTATCGACGACGGCGAGGCCGTCGCCCGGGAGATCCAGCGGCGCGTATGGGATGAGCTGGGCCTTCCGGTTTCCGTCGGCGTCAGCTGGAACAAGATCTACGCCAAGCTTGGAAGCGATCTGAACAAGCCGCAAGGGATCGCCGTGATTACGCCTGAGAATTACAGGAAAATCGTCTGGCCGCTGCCCGCCGCCGACTTGATGTTGGTTGGGAAGGCGAACGCGGAAAGACTGCGCCGCCTCGGAATCAAGACAATCGGCGACATCGCCAACACATCGGAAGAAGTATTGCGGTCCTGGTTTGACAAGTGGGGCCTTTACCTCCACACCTTTGCCAACGGGCTGGACGATTCGCCGGTCGCCGAATATGGCGTGGTAAAGGAAAACGTCAGCGTCAGCCACAGCTGGACCATGCCGCGGGACGTCAATACGGAACACGACTGCCGCATCGTCTTTCGCGGATTGTCCGAGGGCGTTGCGGAGAAGCTGCGGGAGATGAACATGAAAGCCCGCACGGTGCAGGTCTGGTTCCGGTATAACGACCTGTCCAGCTTTGGCAGGCAAACGACCCTGCCCAGGGCGACTTTTCTGTCCGGCGAGCTGACAGACGCGGCGATGCGGCTGTTACACGTGCATTACAATTGGGAGCGGCCTTTGCGCAGCGTCGGCATCCGGGCCATGAACCTTGCGCCGGCCGAGCAGCAGGAACAGCTATCCCTCTTTGTGGATGAAACGCGGCGGCAGAAACGGGAGGCCATCGAGTATGCGTTTGACGGCATTCGCCGCCGGTATGGCCATTTCGCGATTGATTACGGCCTGCTCCTCTCCGACAAACAGCTCGGCGCGTTGGACGTCACCGGCGCGCACCTGGTTCATCCGCGAGGATATTTGGGATAACCGATATAAAGTATACCACACCCAAGAGGACTGCGCAATGGAAACCCTGGATTATCTCCTGCAAACCCCGGATAAAATTTATGTTACCGTCCTTGTCCAGTATGGCGCGGACGGTACGATTCTCCCTTGCGCCATTCTATGGGGGGACCGCCGTATCCCAATTGACAGGGTAACAGGGATCATTCCAAGCGCCAGCCGCAAAGCGGGCGGGGCCGGCCTGCGCTTCACGATACACATCGGGAGCCACACCCGGTATCTTTTCCTGGAGGGCGACAGCCCTGAAGACGCCCGGTATTTTATTGAGCGCGGCGAACCGGAGTAGTTGTTTATTCTTGCAGCAACCCCCACCCGCGCGTCCGCGGCGCGGTGAAAAACTTGAACTGTTCACTGTTTGTGGCTCCGCGTCCGCTGCGCCGGAGCAGGTCGTTTTCGAGCTGCTTGCTCACCCAGATGTTGTACGCCAGGCTGGAATAGCGGTCCTTGCGCATCCCGGAGCGCTCCCGCAGCTTGACCCATTGCCCGTTCACTTCAAGGATCAGCTTGATCAACTCATCCACCAGGCGCGTGGTCTGGATAAAGGGGAGGATCGCTTTGATTTGCGCGCTGTCGGAAAGCCCCTTGAACCACTTCTCGCCCTGGAACATCTCTTCGGCTTCCACCTCGTTGATAGGGAGCCGGATGGTCCCGGAGCGGAAGGCCTCGCGCAGGAGCATGGCGCACTCATGGTTGAACTGCGCGCCGGCGTTGATGGCCCAGATCACCTTTTTCGCCGTCCGGTCGTGGCATCGGGCGGCGATTTCCTCATTATTGTAGCAGGATAACGCAGGATATATTTCGCCGGTGTCCGCGTCGTTGACCTCCCGCAGCAGGCCGTCCACGATGCCGATGCCGTTGCCCTTGGCGTCGATGACCAGCCAGTCGCAGGCGAACTCGTCGTATAGCTTACGCACCAGCAGGGTCTGGTCGGCGGTGTGCATCCCCTCGACGGCGTCCAGGTAGACGATGTTCCGGGTGTACTTGCCGCTTTTCGTTGGCCGCATGGCGTTGATGAAGATGGCCGTGGCGTCGTTCTTGTGGCGCGTGGAGCCCATGACGGCGACGTCCACAGATAGGATGCGTATCTCGCCGTTTTCCTTCGGGGCGATGCGCAGCTGCTTGGGGTTGCCGACCTCGTGGATCTTCGCCTGGGGCAGCATGGGGTATTGGATGAGGCGCGTCTTGCCGATGTCACTGATGTTGAAGAAAGAGTTATCCGACCCGCCGCCGAACCACTCGCACGCCCATTCCATGAGAAACATGGTTTCGTCAAAGGTGGCGTCCATCATCTGCTCTTCCACGTACTCTTTGGACAGCAGCCCCTCGGCCACTGAAATCTGGTAGGGAAGGCCGCAGACGTAAAAACGTTTTGTATCGTCGAGCATCATGGAAGCCGCACCCTGGACAGCACTGAAACTCCAATGATCGGCGAAGTACGCGCTGGAGAGGAAGATTTCGCTGTTGCGCTCCAGGGGCAAGTCGGCGTATTCTGGCTTGTCGAGGTACTTGGGCCGCCGGGGCGTGGCGGGGAACTTGCGCAGCACGTCATTCAGGATGCCGAGCTTCACCATCCTAAACTCGTCCACAATCAGCACATGGCAGCGCTCGCCGCGGGAGTTGTCGTTGGGCGTCACCGCCTTGATGACGGAGCCGTTGCGGAAGGTGACGAAGGCGTTGATGTCTTTGGAAGAAATGGCTGAGATCTCGGTCCGCAGCTCCGGCGACTCCTGCAGCAGGTGGTGCTCGATCTTGGCGATGGTGAGCGCGCCCTGCCGCCGGTTGCCCGCGGCAATACAGATGAGGGTACCCGGGTATAGAATGCAGCGCACAACGCAATAAACAGCGGCCAGGAAGGTCTTTCCCTGGCCGCGCGAAGCGATGTAGTAGAAGTGGTGCGCGAAGAACATCATGTTCAGCAGGATTTTCTGGAACAGCTTCAAATTGACATGAAGATACTCCTTGGCAAGGCGGTGGGGGTTGGCCCGGTAGAAGGCGATCCACGCGCCGGCGGCGTCAATGGTTTCACCCCGCCGCTTTACGGCCTCATCCATCGGCATCACCCCCGAACATCTTTGCCATCAAAGACTCCGACGCCCCCTCGTCCTCGTCGTCCGGCGAGCGCTCCGGGGCCTTCGCCGTAAAGCGGGAAAACTCGGCGTCGAACAGGTCGGCGTAGCGGTTTCGCCACTTGAACATCTTCGCCAACCCGCCCAAAAACATAGCGAAGTGTGTGCGCCGCAACGCGTCGATGTCCTCCAACTCGGGCTCCACGTCCTGGATGGGCTTGATGCCTTCGTGGATTTTCGCCAACACACCCAGGGGCAGGCCCTCCAGGTCGGTCTTCGCGGCGTCGTCCTTGCGCTGGGCGGGCTTCAGGCTGGCGCTGCCGATCAGGGTGTTGTACGTCCCCTGCAGCCGAGCGGCGTCGCTTTGCTTGCCTTTGGAGATGGCCTCGTTGATCTGAACCTCGGTAAGGCATATCTGTTTGAGGATCCCCCAGTTGGCCGCGTTGTTGCGGTCGATGGTGGGGTCGAGCTGGGCGTCCCACCGGCTGTAAACCCGGTCGGCCTCGGCATAATACCAGCCTGGCAACTCGGCGCCCCAGCGCTCCAACTGCTCGGGCGTGGGGGCGGGCTCCTCCTCCTCGTCTTCGCCAACATCCTGGGCTTCCTCTCGCAGTTTCCTTGCCGCTTCCAGCTCGGCTGAAGCGCTGGCCTCCAGCGCCCGGGCCGCTTCCATCGCGGCGGCAGCGGCGGCTTGGTCCTCCTCCAGCTGCGCAAGCGCCGCCTCGAAGGCCGCACACTCGTCCTCGCTCACCGTGCGGCTGGCCGCGTCTTCGTCGTGCCAGTCGTCGAAGGTCTTGCCCTCGTACTGCCGCAGGTTGGCCTGGCGGAAATATGCCGCCGCGCGCGACTGCGTGGTGCTTGTTTTCATACAGACCGAGGACCAGATGTCCTCATGCCAGTAAAGGTCCAACTTCTCGCATAGCCGCAGCATGGCCTGCCTGCCGTCGCCGATGGCGTCGAAATAGTGGCCGAACAGGTCGTTGACGCACTGCTTGCAGATATGGATGTGGCCGTAATTGCCTTTGTACAGGCTGCTCTGCGCCTTGAAAAAGCTTGTTTCCGGGCGGGCATATTCCGTCTGGCAGCGGAAACAGGTGTACTTGCGGGTCGGTGCCGACGGGAGCGGAGCCTTATCAGCCGCCCGTGTCCCTTGCCGCTTCACCGGGCCCATTTTGCTCTGTCTAGGCACCGGGTCTCACCGCCGTCTGTTCGCCGGCCACCAGGCGCTTGAGCATCTTGCCCGGCTTGAACTTCACCACGCGGTGCTCCCGCGCCAGGGTCTTACCGCCGTTGACGCTGGTCATCTCCCGTGCCGCGTAATTGATCGTTTCGAACGTCCCGAAGCCGTGGAACATCACGCTGCCGCCCTCGCAAAGGATCTCGGCGACGGTGCCGAGCACGTCGTCCACGATGACCCCCGCGTCCCTTTTGGTGTAGCCCTTTTCATTCAGGCGCTCTACAAACCCCTCTCGCTTGATGGGCATATATCCGATATCCAAATCCTTTCGTTCATACTGTCCGGGCGCTTACGCCCCTCTCACATAGGCCGCAGTGCGCCCACCCCCGATAGGACGGAATACACCGTCCTTTCAGAGGCTCCCAAATCATTTGCCATTCGCGTTTTATGCACGGCCGGGGGTATGCGCAGATATCGCGCATACGCCCCTCTTCATTATAGCCACAGTGCGCCCGCCCCTGATCGAACGGAATATATCGTTTTTTCGGGGGCTCCCAAAGCATTAAGGGGCCGCGTTTATGCCGGAACGCCTATTTTCTGGTGGTAGAACGCCAGGGAGCGCTTCGCGTTTTCCAGCTTGGCGCAGTCCGGGCAGTACATCTGCCGGGGGGATTTGCGGGGGATCACGGCCCCGCAGGCTTTGCATTCGAGGTATGACCCGCCCAGGCTGCGCATGTACTGGTAGCCCAGGTTACGCATGTCGTGGATTTTCATGACAGCGGCGCCGTCGTGATCCGTGTAGAGGACCCGGACGTCCAGGTTGTCCACGCGCTTATTGTATTTCAGCAGGCCCATGGCTTTCAGGTCGTTCAGAAGCAGGTATTGGTCGTTGACCGAAACCTTCACATTTGCCATAGAGAACACGTCCTTGTGCCGGAAGCTAACCCAGTCGTGATTCTCCCCGTGGGCATGGTTCTGGTATTTCGCGAGGGCCAGCAAGGCGAAGGCGAGCCTTTGCCTGCGGATCCCGTCTATCCCGCGGATTGTTTGCAATTCCCGCTGCGTCACCGGGATCGACGTAATATACAGCAGCCCTCTCTTTTTGGCCGCCCCGAATATCCGCTCCGAGATATCGACGAATCCGCACTGGCTGTCTTTGTTGTACAGGGCGTTGAGGCGCTCGCGCACCGCGTCCGTGCCGAGCCCAATTTCGAGGTAGTGCCGCGCCACGCAGGTCAGCGCCCGCATCGGCGTGTCGCCCAGATCCTGCGTCCGTATGATGTCCTGTGCCCAAGTGCGCTCGTCAAAAACGATTTTTGTCAAAGCTTCGTCCTCTTCTTTCTTCAACAGCATATTTGTAAAGTATTGCTGGCCTTTGCCCGTGACCATCGTCACGCAGTTCAGGTCCACGCGGCCGTCCGCGCGCGTCGTGGTGGTTTCAGTCACCCGGAACAGGCCCAGCTCCATCGACTTCTGCGTGGGCGCGTTCCAGCCGGCGCCCATGCGTTGCATGAGGTACTCGTTGGCGCGCATCCACTCGCACAAGCGAACTTCGCCCATATCCACGCCGTTGCCCCTGAGAATTTTCGCCAGTTCGCCGACCGGGATATCTGTTTCCGCGCAGGCCACCGCATCGGCGAACCGTGCTTTGGGGCGCATCTCCGTGTTCTCCGATTCCAGTCGCCGGATTTCCGCGTCCGCCAGCTTCAGCGCCCGTGCCATAACCTGTTCGGGCGTGTTCCACGCCTTCTCCAGCGACAGGAACCATTGCCGGGCTTCTTTGCCCCTATCCGTGCGCTGTAGCATACACAGCTCTTTCGCCATGTCGATGGTCAGCATATGATCCTCGAGGGTGCGGGCCACTTCGCGATTCCCCTCCATCTGAACCCGCTCAAAAATGACCGGGTTGAAATCCACGCCCGCAGTAAAGCCATATTCGCACATACGGGGAAACCAGTGCCGATATTCTGTGTCCACCCCAAGAAACGCATGTAGCTCCCGCCCGGAAAATGTCGGGGCGCTGTCCTCGCTGTAGTTGATTTTGAGCAGTTCGTTTTGCATGAAGTTCTCCATTCTTTTTTGTGTACGTAAAGCAAATCGCTTTACGCTTTATCCAGAAAATGATTGACGAAATGCAGTTGCCCTTTGCCCGTGACCATCGTCACGCGGTTCAGGTCCACGCGGCCGTCCGCGCGCGTCGTGGTGGTTTCCGTCACCCGGAACAGGCCCAGCTCCATCGCCCTCTGCGTGGGCGCGTTCCAGCCGGCGCCCATGCGCTGCATGAGGTATTCGTTGGCGCGCATCCACTCGAACAGGCGGGTTTGCCCGATATCCACGCCGTTACCCCTGAGAATTTTCGCCAGCTCGCCCACCGGGATATCCGTTTCCGCGCAGGCCACCGCGTCGGCGAACCGCGCCTTGGGGCGCATGGCAGCATTTTCCGCCTTCAGCGCGGCGTTTTTGGTACGCACGGCCTTAATCTCCTCCAGCGCGCGGATCAGGAAATCCGGGTCGTTCATCAGCCGCTCCGCCGTCTCCACTGTGGCGTACATGCCAGTTTTGCGGATGGAGGGCAGGACCTCGTGTGTCACCCAGCGCTTGAACTTCTTTGCCTCCGGTTTGCGGGACAGCAGGATGACGTTGTACAGGCCGCTTTCGTTAACCGCCGTCATCTCCTGCGGCCCGCCAAGGGTGTCCACTACTACCGGCTCCCTTTCGTCATCGTCCAGCCGGGTGGCGGTATCGCGGTATTTTTCGATGCCCAGCACCGCGCACACATCTTTGAGTACCCACCAGGGTTCCCCGCCGCGCTGGACGGTGCGCACCTGGTTACCTTCGTAATTGAAAATTTGCAGCTCGTTCATGCCGTAATATCCTCCTGCTAATTTGATTTTTTTGAAAGCTGCGCACAGCATGGGCGCCCCTTTCATAAGCGCCACAGAGCGCCTGGGCCTGAAAAGACGGAAAACACCGGCTTTTCGATGGCCGCTAAAACATTTATGGGTCCGGTTTATACCTGTACAGCCTGCGCGGCGCCCCATTCGGCCTTGTACCATTTGCCGCACCAGGCTACCTCCGCCTCGTTTTCCCCGCACTCGGTAAACTTGACGGTCATGCCGCCGGCGTTGCGCAGCAAGCGCGCGAGCAGGGCATCCAGGGCCATGTCCCAGACGAATTGCTTCGACGCGGCGGTGGTGTAGCAGAGATCAATCAGGATATCCAGCAGGGCGTCCTCATTGGAGCACACGCCATAGCACAGGGAGCGGAAATACGGGTTGGCTGCCGCCTTTTTACTGAGTATATCGTCGCCGGTCCTGCGCGTCTGCTTCGCGAGGATCGCCTCCGCCTGCCAGTATTTCCGAAAGTCCTCGTAGATCTTCTTGACTTCCCGGAAGTGCGTCTTGCTGTAGGCCGTGCCGCCGCGCAGGATGCCGGCGTCGAACGCGCCGCCGCGCACAAGCTCGACCTTATCCGAGAATACGCCTTCGACCATGCGGCAGATGCGGTTCGTCACACAGTCCAGATTGCTCACGGGGGTCATAACGTCGGCGTAGTGGCGGAAGGTATCCTGCTCATCGCCGTCGCCGCCGCCGGCAAGCTCGCTGACCCTCCTGCGGAATTCCATAACGCTTTTCCCGTTGGTGTTTTTGAGATGGGCGTTGTATTCCCGCATCAGGACGGGGTAGATGTACCGCATGAAGTACGGCTTCTTGTTGGCCACGATCCGCAAATTGAACTCCCGCAGCTCCCCGTCGTCCATCTCGTCCGCAGCCCGGCGGTCGTACCAGTGCTTTGGCATGAGGCTGGATTGGATGCCCTTGGTTTTGTCGATGGCGCACTGCTGGAAATGCTGGCCGCACATTATGCGGTAGCTCAATTCCTCGTATTCCGCGCTGCCGGGCTCGAATTGGGAACGCACGTCGAACATGGCGGTGATGCGGTTCGTTATTTTCCCGATATCGTCGCCGAAGCCGTTGATGTTGGAACGGACCAAATCATCCTCGGCAGGGCGTATCTTCTCCGCCACGCGCTGCGCGCACAGGATCGTCCGGGTCGGCCTGGAGCGGCGCAGCAAAACGGGATTGTCTGTGATGAACACCATGTCACCGTCCTTATCCATGCCGTTGAGGGCGTGGGCCATGCTGTCCCAGGAATTGATGACCGTGCAGGTCGGCATGTGGGCGTACCAGCCCCGGATCTCCGGGCAGTCCGCGAGAGAAGCCACCCGGATATTGTTGTGGCAGGTCATCGGGGCGCGCATCACCACTGCCTTCGGCACGCGCAGGTCGGCCCAGTATTGGCTATAGATTTCCCCGGCGCGCAGCAGGCCCGTCACCGGCAAGCCGAAAATGTGCTGGCAAAGGGAGTACGGGTCGCCGGAGACGATGGAGTAGTTGCCGTGTACCCCAAGCGCGCCGATTTTGGCGTCGTCGATCTCCCCCTGGATCAGGCGCAGCAGTTTATCCCGGATGAAGGGGTCGTCGTGCATCCGCGGGTCGGCGGATAAAGCCGTGCAAAAGGCGTTTTCGTTACCGCGCTGGCGGTCGCCGCCGAGGAAGAGAGCCGCCTTGCGCCAGTCGCCGTTGATGACGTCGCGGATGCGATCAACCGTCGGCTGGATCAGCTCTGCTATATCCTCGTCGTCCAGCTCGTAAGATTGCAGAAACTGATAATTCGTGTTCCGCCATGACTCCAGCTTCTCCGGGCAGGCCTTGGTGACGCAGAAGGAATACCCATTCTCCGCGCAGCAGCGCAGGTAATGCTCGCAGCTGCTGTAGGAGCTCCACAGCTTCAGCATGGAGGCCGTGAGGATCAACTCCACGCCGGCGACGTCCACATCATTGTCCCAGATGTCCTTCACCGTGCCGGTTCCAGCGATCTCCCCGGCGAAGCGGTGGAAGTCGAAGGCAAACACCATGCCCTTCTCGAAGGAGAACCGCGTGTTGAAGCCGCCGCTTGCATAGCCGAGGCCCAGTTCCTCCGACCAGCGCGCCGCCAGGGCCGGGCATATCAGGCCATAGCCGTCGGATTCGTTCAGCTTCACCGTGGCCCCGTCCACGTATTCCAGCTTGGGCTCGCCGGTTTCGTTATCGCTGATGGTAATGACGTCCTCGACGAACTCTGTCTCGCAGTCCGGAACCACCAGGATGCCGCGGGGCATGGAGACGGCTGTCGTGGCGCTGCACGCCAGGGCCTTGTATGCCTCCAGCTTCGCCGGCACATGCGGGGCGTTCCTGTCGCGCCCGTTGTCCATCCGCCTGCACAGCTCCGGGGCGAGGCGTTCGCTGACGAAGACGATGGTCTTCGTCTTCACGCCGCCGTTGGTCCCCACCAGGCGGGTATATTTCACGCCGTTGACGGTGAAGCCCTTGCAGGCCCGCCGGTAGTCCGGCAGCTTCTCCACCACCAAAAGCAAGTAGTCCGGCTTATACCGCAGCTCGTCGATTTCCCTGTAGAGCCGCTTCATCTCGTTGCGGTTTTTCGTGGAGGCCTCCTGCCGCCGGAGCAAGGCGACGCGTCGGCGCAGGTCCCTGATCTGCTCCTGCGGGGCCCGGACGCCATTGAACTCGTCGATCCAGCGCAGCACCTGGCTTTCGCTGAGCGTGACGGCCGCGTCGTTCCGGCGGGCCTCGTCGAGGGTAATATTCAGGGCCCACTTCGCCCGTTTCAGCATGGTCGTCGTTATTTTCAGTACGATGGAGTAGGTTTCCTGATTCGTGCGCATCATTTCCTCCGGCTTTATATATTTTTTCGACCGCCCTATTCCCCCTGCGCTTGGATCCAGTTCTCCAGCAGGCCGCGCATACGCTTGCTCGGGACGTAGACTGAAACTGGCTCATGATTGCGGACGGCCGAGCGGCTGATCCAGCGCAGCATGTGGTACGTAGACCAGGCGTCCCCGTCAAAAGAAACCCCATTGCTGTGGAAGTAGGCGGCGCTGGCGACCGGGAAGTGCGTATTCGCACAGTAGCACAGGACGCGGGCGGTGGAATACGCCCCGCAATCCGCCGCCGATATCGCCGGGAACCCGCGGCCGCGGAATACGGGCCGACCTATGCTTTCCTTCAGGTCCTTCAGTATTTCGTTCGGCATGGCGTAGGCCACATGGCTGCTTCTCTCGCTCCCGGCTTCCGCCTGCAGCAGGACATTGCGCATGTCCTTGAACACATCCTCGGCCGCGGACTTCTCCTTCAGATACCAGCGCGTCGTGTATGCGCCGGCGTCTTCGCCCCTCTCGTTGAATTTACCGTCGGGCACAACGCGCAGCAAAGAGGCAAGGTCCCGGTTGTGCTGCCGGCCGCCTTCCTCTGTCTTACTCTGGATACCGAATATCCTCAAGTACGAAGCAAGGGAGGACGCCGCAGGCATGGCATGGACAATATGCGCGCTTCGGAAAGCGTTCACGGCGAAGGGCGGCGGCGACCAAAACATCTCGGATCTTCCACCCGCCGTGAGCCTTGTAAGCAGCCTGTCGTTGTATGTGAACAGCGGGATGTCCAACATGCCCAGGACATACTCCGCCCTGTGTGCCGATGACAACAAATAGGTGCCCTGCGCTACGGGTATCAGCTGCCTGCGCCTGATGGCCTCCTCGATGTTTGCCGCGCTGTACTTCGCAATTCTGTCCGACCAGAAGATAGCGTCCCCAACAGAGAGCAGCGTGTATCCGCCGTACCAGATTTCCTTCAGCATCGCGTCGTCGATATAGTTGAACGCGCAGCTCGTGATCGCGATATTCTTGCCGCCCGGAAGCAAATGGGCCATGTGCGCCCGCTTCGACGTGCATTTTATCCCGTTGCAGATCGCTCCTTCCTCCGGCCGCGTGAACCGGAGTTCCGCAGCAAGGGCAGCGAAGTCGTCAGCCTCACTGTCAGACGAGCCGACGAAGAGATAAGGCCGGAGAGGGTCCCTCGCCGCTATCTCCAGGCATTTCTGGAGCGGATCCTCCAGGAAGCCGGTTTCCGTGAATACAAGCATGATTGTCTCCTCTGTTCTGGAATTTTTGGAATCCTTGGAAAGCCGTGATACGTAAGCGGTTGGGCCGCTTGGTGAAAAATCGCCGGTTTGCTCCTTACGACCAAGTTGCATATACCTACCATTGCTCTCATAGAGCACTCTAATATAACTCTCATTGTCTTATAGCTATATTGTAGTAGGGCGCCTGCGGCGCTGGGCTGCCATTGCCGTGGACCGTCTTGCCCACCAAAGGGAGCGCCGTGCCGGTCTCACGCTTGGGTGGTCAGGAGCGTCTGTTGGCCGCAGGTACGGGGAGGCGCGGGCGGCCATTGCCGTTTGCTTCTGCCTGAGCGTGATGTTACACCGCGAAATGGCGGTGAATGCCGTTCCTTGTTGTTTGACGTCGTCCATGGTTCCCTCCTTGAAAAGCATTATACATATTTATGTAGCGACTGTCAAGCCTTTTTCAAATTATTTTCCGCCAAAGGACGGTAGCCAGCGCAAATATGCCGGTTTTCCCTTTGCTGAATTGGCTCCATGCGGAGGTTCGGAAAGGGTCGCAGAGCTGCGTGTTTTGCCCGTGGAAAGAAATTGGATTTTTTGGCGGATTCGAGATATTAACGAAGTAACTCCTTATATATCAAGAAATACGGGCGTTTCAAAATACGGAAAATACCCCTCTATGTGACATAGCGCCAAAATGTAACATAGACAAGCAAGCCCTCATCACGTCAACGCACACGCAAGGCAACACGACGGCAAGGGCGCACGTGCGCCCTATTGTGAATATGTGCCACTATAGGGCTATTCGCCGAAAATAGAGCACAAATTTGTATTGACATCCCCCTCACAAAGTGCTATCATGCCCATAGACGGCACCGCCGCCAATACAAACAGTGACACACAGTCACACGAAAGGACAACACACCATGCCAAACACACAAACCGCGACAACCGCAACCGCGCCCCGCCTGCACACAATCACCCTTGCGCACATCGTGGGAGATAGCATCTCTTACAGCAAAGCCCGTGCAACCTCACACGCCGCCGCGCTGAAAAAAGCGCGGGAAACCACAACCGCAACCGTTCGCGCGTTCTATTCCCCGTTCGGCGCATCCCTTCCCCTTGCGGCTATGCACGTCACCTCTTGCACGTTAGGCGGCATTGCCAAAAGAGCAAAGCCCGTCAACACCGCGCAAGAGGCCGTAACGGGCGATAACTACGCGCGTATTATTGCCCAGTTAGGCGCGGCGCGTCACACCCTCCACGCAATGGCGCAACAGGGGCCGAAAGCGGTTGAAATCCCCTTCGACATTCAAGACTTGTTCCAAACGGCCGCCCTTGCCCTGCTCAATCATACCGCGCCGCTTGCGTTCGTCATGCCTTGCGACATCCAGGAAGCCTATAGCGCCGCAATGTGCGCCGTGCAAAAGGCATATCGCAATGACACGCGCGGCATACAGCAAGCGAAAGCAGGTGAGGAAATGCCGCGCACGTTTGGCAGTCCAACCATGCCAAGGAGCACGCCGCCCCGCCCCGCCCCGCAAGCGTACAAAGACGCAATCGCGAAAATACGGGCCGCATATATCGCGCAAGCGCGGGACAAAGAAGCGGCGGCGCGTGTTATGGACTACTGGATAGCGTACCCTGAATGCACAAGCGTTGACATGGCCGCCGCGCTGAAGCTCAATCAGTCCAACGCTTCCCGCCGCATGAATGACATACGCCGCATTGCAAGCGCCCTCTATCCCAACGGCGTAAGCGCGCATTAACCCCGCCTTTTGCTGATAGGGCCCGCCGCAAGGCGGGCCTTTTCCCATTAACCGCCGCTAGCGCATACCCCATTGCACTATATAGGGCAGAGCGGCGGCGGCATCGTCACGCCGCTAGCGCATACCTCATTGCACTATATAGGGCAGAGCGGCGGCGGCATTATATCACGCTGTACAGTACACCTTGGGCGGTAAAATGACGGCCCAGGGCGGCGGCGCAAGTCCGCCAAGCGTGTATCCCCCCTTGCAAGGGCAAGGCCGGCGGCCATGCCGCGGGATTACCCCGCGGATGTACCTGGGCCGGTAGTACCAGGGGCAGGGCAAAGTTAGTCCTAAACGCGGCTTGCGCAATAGCTTGAATGCCGGCCCGGCATCCGTCAAAACGGGCTAACCGGAAGTTTCTGTAAACAACGCAAGGCTGGAATTGTGCCCTCCGGCGCTCAAGAGCGCGGAGCTCAGGGCATTTGACGCAAAGGCCTCAATGAGGCTTCGCGTATCTATGAGGGTCATGCGGCGGGCACAGGAGCCGAAGGGGAAAGAAAGATTTTCATTAACCCGTATATAAAGGGCCCCTCTGTTGGTGGTTATGAGCAGCACGGCAAAGGGGCTTTTGCATATGGGCTAATGCCCAAATATATTCACTGGAGGTTTTCAAAATGGCAGACAAAGACAAGAAAGTGGTCGAGGCCACCGCGCCGGTGGAAGAAATCAAACCCGACCGCAACAAGCAGAACATGGCCGAAGCCGAGAAGGCCCACGAAGCCGCAATCGCCAACTACAACGCCGCCCTCGCGGTCAAGGACCTGGATGCCCTTCACTCGGCGGAGGACGACATCGAAGCGGCGGAAAAGAATTTCGCCGAGGCGGCGGAATGCGAAGTGTTCGCCCGCTGCAAGGCGGAGAAACACCCCCTGCGCAAGGCGGCCGAGATCCACAGCTACCGCGTGATCAAGCACAAGCCCCTGCGCGAGGACAAGATCGTGGTCGGCCTGGAAAAGTCCGAGCGCGAGAAGCCCATCGACCTTGCGCGGCTGGCGACGAAATGCGGCCTGCCCACTCTCTGGACGCACGACGTGGAAAGCCTGAACCAGACCTTCACCCTGCGCGTGGCCCAGCAAATGGGCTTGTCGGCGGCGGAACTGAAGGAGATTTCCAAATCGTACTTCATGTCCAGGGCCACGGACGCCATCGAGGCGGGCAAGACCCCCACGAGCAATACTCAGCTCGTCAAGATGCTCCAGGGCATCTGCGACAAGATTCTGGGCGAAGGCGTGGTTCACGTGAACAACCACGACATCGCCTACATTGAGGCCGCCCACACCAAGAAGGGCCGGGCGAGGATCGCGGTCAACACCGCAAACCACGACTTCATGCGCCGCCTGGTGCTGGACGTCCTACACCGCTGCGTGACTGGCGCGGTCTACGAGGTGGAGTACAAGAAGGCCAAGGCGTAGGCTTCCCGGGAAGGTTTTTGAACCGAAAATGTTTTGGGCCCGCCGGAAAACCCGGTGTTCTCCGAACGATTGGACAAGGGCGCACTGTGCCATTAAGTGCAAAGCGGATAGCGCCTGGGGCAAAAACTCCGGGCGCTGGTCCCGCCTATCATGAAAATCACAAGGAGGGCAACAAGGTGTTTTGGCGTAAAAAGAAAAAGGCGGCTCCCGGGGGCACAGGTCCCGTAACGCAAGAGGTCATGACCGACAAGGGGAAGATCACTGCCCTGGATTTCGGGGCCGACGCGCAACGGTGCTTTGACTATCTCAAGGCCGCTCTACGCAAGGAGAATACGGGCATGGCCTGTTTTGTCACAAGCGAGGCAACCCCCGCGCTGTGGTCACTCCTGACCAAGGCGCACATCAGCGGGCGCGTCTGGACCAAAAGCGCCCGGATCGGCAAGCGGAACGTGAGCCTGTTCAAGCCGCTGCGCATGGCGTTCTGAGGCGCGAATCGAAAGAGGAGGTTTTCGAGTGAAAAGGATTTCAGCGGCACTGCTATTGACAGCGCTATTACTGCCCCTGCTCGCCGGGTGCGGCCACAGATGGCGCGAAATTCCGCCGTCTGAATATGGCGAAATGATTGTCTTGGGCCAGCTTGACCGCTTCGAGGTAGACGGCAATGACGCGGAGTGGGGAGTCATCTCCATCGACATGTCCCCATATAGCGTAAGCTTCCGTGCGAACGAGGAATTCAGCAGCGACACCACTAGGCCCGGCACATGGCTTACCTGTGCCCTTGACGGAGACTATGCGTATAACATCCGCCTGGCGGTTTTTGCGTAGGAGGATTCTGCATGGACGGCCTTTGTAAAATGCCCGGCAAGGAAACATGTTTCACATTCGACCAGTTCGATGCCGGCGAATGTGGGGATTGCGAGAACAGGCGCGTCTGCCGGTTCACCAAATATTGTGGGGACATGTATGGCCCGTTCAACTGCGCTGGCGAAAGTATAGCGGAGGTATCCTGATGAACTATCATACCTGCCCGGACTGCGGGGCGAACCTCGATCCGGGCGAACGCTGCGACTGTAAGGACGCAATGGAAGGAGAATCAAAAAGATGGCCAATTGCAGCGACGCATACGGCTCCGTCACCCTTCGGGGAACCTGGACGCCTGCTATGTGCCAAAACCTGAATACCATAAAAGCTGTGTGGGCCGCGTGGCCATACAGCATAACTGTTGACGACGATTTCACACCGTCCCTGCTTTCGCTGGGTTTCTGCGGCATTGGGCGTTGGACATTTCACGCCAGCCTTGAATCGCTGGATGAGTGGATATGCGAGGAATTCGAGCAAAAGCCGCTCCTTGCTGCCGCGTACCTGGCGTTGACCGGGGCGATGGAACAGCACGGCAGCGAAATCGAATTCGTCTACGCGGACGAGGAATCCGGTTGCCTGTCCATTTCCACCGACACGGTCACTTTCGCGGCGAAGGACGGGCATCTTACCATCGAGCAATCAATCGAGGTCCCGCATGAATACACCTGGGAGAAATACCTCGCCCTGGATTTCGGCGGCGAGGATCAATTCGCCGAATTGGTTGACGGCCTTCTGGCTTTGCTCACATCTGACGAAGCCTTGAGGGAAGCCAACCGTGAACGCGTCGAGGATTGGGCGAAGGCAAACACCCTTCCGCACGCCACGGCCTATCACATGGGCGAAGAAAAGACAGCGAAATTCAAGGCTACGTTTTCGGATATGCTCGACCCTGCATAACATCCGCTATCATCAATTGTATCCATCCCATCGCCCGGCGTTGCTACTTGCGGCGCCGGGCGCCCCATATGGCAGGCAGATAAAGCCTGGTTTTCGGTGCGAATCCGAATCCTGCCACCAGCCTGACAGGCAAAAAATATTTTTATCTTAGGAGGAAAACCCAATGGCAAAGATCAAAGTCGCTGGCGGCGCGGCCGCCCTGGTGTCCACCCTGACCCTCGAGGAGCTCCGGCTCCTGGAGAAGTACCGTCCGAAGGCCCTGGTCCTGAAGGAGGGCGACGAGGAGGTGTTCCGGGTAAGCACCTGCACGGAGGGCAGCGTCACCGAGAACGGCGTGTGCTTCGCGGCCGCGACCCGCGATGAGGCCGCCCTGGCGGAGGTCACGCTCATGATCCCCGCCGGCGTGAAGGACGCGAAGGAATTCGCCGTGGACGCGGTCGGGCCGGCTGTGCTCATGCTGGGCAAGGTCGAGGCGCGGGCCAAGACCGCGCTCGAGGAGCTCAAGGCGGAACTCACCCAGGTGCGCGAATCCGTTTCCATCGCGTAGCCGCATAGCGGCAAAGGGTTTCAGGCGCTGTACCCTGACCAAAACAGCGTCACTCTACCCACAAAAAATTTGAAACAGCGGAAGGAGAACCAATATGTACAAGGTCATCGTCTCGAACAATGTCGAGCGCAAGCAGGTCATCGTGCCCCCCGACACCACCATCGACAAGGTGATCGAGGAATCCGGCATCGCCATGGGCAGCGCCCGCCCCTACCTGGACGGCGTCAGCGTCCACGGCAAGACCCACATGACGCTCAGGGAACTCGGCGCCGGGGAGACCGCTTACCTGACGGCGGTCGCCAACAAGGACAACAACTGAACCGGCCGGGCGCCCTGGCACCCGGCAAAAAGAGCTTCCCCATGCGGGACCCGCCCCTAAGTTCTCCGTGACGCGGTTGTTATATGGGGTGGATTTTTTGCAACGCATAGCTCTTCTTTCCAGAGGGGCACTCTTGGTGTAACCGGGAGTAACAGTTTGAGCGGGAAGGGAGGCCGCCACCCAGAAGGCGCCGGGCCCGGGCGTACGCCTCCTCGTCATCTGCTGCCACAGGCTGACCTTCGTGTCAAGCCTTTCTATAAATTTATAGAAGCTCATGGCAGATTTCCGCCTCAACCGATCCGCACCATCCAGCCCAAAATCGTAATTCCGTAGCCCAGCGGGAGTTCCGCCATCGGTCGCCGTACACGAGATGAGTCTGGACCCACCCCGTTCCGGAACCGACGATCGTTGCTGCGGGCAGGCACACTATGTTGGTTGCAAAAAAAATAAACGAAACAGAAGGAAGGGATCGCCTATGAGGTTCGGTCCGGAAGTAGACGACGCGTTGGGAGGCCGGCTCGAAGGTATCTCCTACCAGTTACCCAATCACTGCGCGGCCATCCTGCGCGCGCTGCTGCTCAACCGGGCGCCGGCCCGCCTGCACATCGGGATGCGCGCAGGGGAGGAGGAAAACGAATACATCCTGCAAATTCACGCTTCGCCCATGAGCGAGTTGGGCGAAACCCTGAACACATATCAGCAGTTGGGCTTTTTCGAGGAAAAAGACTTGTCCAGAGCGGTATCCAGCAAAAACATCCGCGCGCATCTGCTGCGCCGCGGGATGAACGCGGGCGTCGCCCTGATCCAGAAGACAAACGCGGGCGCGCACAAGACGCGCGTGTTCCAGGCAATCGCCTTCCTGCCGCGGCTGTTGCCCGGGCTTTTCGCTGGGAAACCGTTGTCCGAAACGGAGAAGGCCCTGTTGGCCGCCGCATTCAAAGAGGACTGCGCCGCGATAGAAGATATCCTCGAAAGGCTGTACAAGGAATCCGACCTCTGCAACGCGCGGCAGAAGAGATTGCTGCACAATGTGATTTCCTACAGCCTGAACATGGATTTGCGCAGGGCAAACGAGGGCGCGCAGCAGCATGAACACAACGCGGAGCTTGCGCTGCGCGATTACATGAACAACTCTCAGGCCGCTGTGGAAAAGAGGATTCTGGCGGAGGATATCGAGCGCCGCATCAGCGGGATGTCGCAGGTCGTCGAAGACGTTGCGGTCTTCCTGAATACAAACAAGGCGGTCAGCGTCAACGTCGAGAGCAACAGGCTGATTCTGGAAGTGACCGGCCCGCTGACGAACTTCGACGCGGATTCATACAGGACGCTGCGTAAAAAGACGCAAGCGAGCTTCTTCGAATACATCGTTGGCAATCGAGAGGACGCCCTGCTATTCCTTGACGCGCTGTTTTTGGAGGAATCCATCAAGGTTATCATCGGCGCGCGGTATGTGGTAGATCCTCGCGGTGGCGTTACCGGCCAGAAGGACCATGCGATATCGGGCGTCATCCAGAACCCGCACATCTACTACTACGGCTGCCTTGGGCAATACGCCACGGATATGCAGGCGGCTTTGTTGAAGTCCGATTTCGTAGGTTTGACTTCGATCTGCATCGCATCGGGGCTGTCTTTGAATATCCCGGAACCGCCCACTTATGGAAGGTTCGTCCGGGATGTGACAGGCAGCAGGCAGAAGGTGGTGCAGCTGCCGGGCGGCGAAACCGTGTCTTACAAGCAGGCGGTTGCCTGGCTCAAACAACAAAAAGGAATCGAGGAGGTAGAACCCGATGGCGAAACCGATCAAGATTACAGCGACGGAGATTGACGCCGCGCTGGCAAAAGCCCGCGCTCAACTGCTGGCGCAGAAAAGTGCTGACGGGAAAATCAAGGTGGAGGTAAATCTCCCTTCACAGGCGAAGCGGGCCCGCGTCCAGTTTACCCCGGTCGCCTACGCGAAAATGCTCGCGCTCATCCAGGGCTTCGCGACGGAGGTCGCCTGGCACGGCATCGCGTCCAAGCTGGGCGAGGGGCTGTTCCGCATCAGCGACGTCCTGGTTTACCCCCAGGCGGTCACAGGCGCGACGGTGCGCACGGAGGAACAGGTATACGGCCAGTGGCTGATGAACCTGCCGGACGAAACCTTCAGCAACCTGCGGTCGCAGAGCCACTCCCACGTCAATATGAAGCCCTCGCCCAGCTCCCAAGACCTGATCGACCAGGGCATCATCCTGGATCAGATGGGCAACGGCTGCAAATTCTACATCTTCATGATCTGGAACAAAAAGCTGGAGCACTTCATCCGGATTTATGACCTGGAGGCGAACCTGCTGTATGAAACCGAGGACGTCGACATTTCCCTCTGCGAAGAAGGCGAGGATCTCGAAGCGTTCCTCGCCGGGGCGAAGGAATTGGTCGAAGTGAACATCCCCGGGAAGGCGACTGTCAAACCAACCCCAAGCGCCCAATACCCGGACGACTATCCTTTCCCCGGCTATGATGATGAGCTGCGGGGTTATCCGGGCATCGGCGTGAGAGTTGCGAAAGGAGGCAAGAAAAGGTGAACTTGGCTAAATCGCACGACTTTTTCAAGCCCGAGGATTTGGGCACGGACCGCGTCCACATCATTGGCTGCGGCGCCACAGGTTCCACGCTGGCGGAGCTTCTCGCCCGGTTCGGTATCACCAACATAACCCTCTACGATTTCGATGCCGTGGAGGGCAAAAACCTGGCGAACCAGATGTTTTTCCACCAGCACATCCACGTACCGAAGGTAGATGCTGTCGCAAGCATCATCACCAGCATCAACCCGGGCGCGGCGGAGGATTTGCGCCTGGAGCCCGAGGGTTGGAACGGGCAGCGCCTGGCCGGCTATGTGTTCCTTTGCGTGGACAACATCGACCTGCGGCGGGAAATCGCGGAGAAGAACCGCATCAACCCCATGATCAAGGCGATGTTCGACTTTCGCCTTGGCCTGACCGACGCGCAGCATTACGCTGCCCGCTGGAACGACCTCAAAGCGGTAGACAACTTTATCGCTACCATGTCCTTTTCCCACGACGAGGTGGATGAGGTTCGCTCCGCCTGCCACGAGGTGCTCAGCGTCGCCCCCACCATCCGCATCATTGTGGCGCATGGCGTCGCGAATTTCATCAATTTCGTAAAAACGAAAGAGATAAAGAAAACGGTTTGGATTGACGCCTTCGCCCACACGGTGGAGGCGTACTGATTTAAGCAGCTACGATGTATTGCCTTTTTACAAAGGCGCTTTCGGTGTAACCGGAAGTTTCATCTTGAGCGAATGACCAGGGGGGCTGGAGCAGCGGCCGGCGCTGCCGACGCGGTCGTCTTCTAAATCTGGGAGCTGATCCGCCGCTCGCGTGCGGAAATCCACAGAACTCACCACCCCAGCGCTGTTCATGCTCGGGAAAACATCAAACAAATGCGCGACATTCGACTCAATTCTCCCATCTCGTAGAGTGTCACCTCGGCATCAGCGCGCGATCTTACCTGCAGCACCAGGTTCACGAGATCCTGAGGAGATGAGAAACACTATTTCGATCGTAGCAAGAGGGAGGCTATTTTTATGCCGTACATCACAACAAAGCGCGAAGCGCACAAACAGGTCACTTTCGAGGAACTGCTTGCCGGGCCGGTTCAGGAAAGCGCTTTCAACGGCCCGCGGCAAAGCGCCACATGGACATACAACGTGCGAGAACCCCGCCCGGAATTCCTCGCGCGGTTCGCTTTGCAGGGCGCGATCAACACACTGACCGCGTTCAACCGCAAGCACACCGCGCTATTCGATAAGCCACGCGGGGAGCTTTATGACTCCTTCCGCATCCCGAAGAAATCGGGCGGCCTGCGCAAAATCGACGCGCCGAAGGAGGATTTGATGCTTGCTTTGCGCGAGCTCAAGCTGATTCTGGAGCGCGACTGCTTCGCGCTGTACCACACCAACGCTTACGCCTATGTGCCAGGGCGCTGCACGCTGGACGCGGTGAAATGCCACCAGCGCAATGGCTCCAACTGGTTCTGCAAGCTGGACTTCGCCAACTTCTTCGGAAAGACCACGCCGGAGTTCATCCTGCGGATGCTGACGGATATCTTCCCCTTCAGCGAAATCTGCAAACGGGAGGATGGCCGGCGTGAGCTGGCGAAGGCCCTCGACCTGTGCTTTTTGACGGGGACGGATTCCCAGAACCCACAGGCCAAAGGGCTGCCTCAGGGCACGCCCATTTCGCCCCTGCTGACGAATCTCATGATGATCCCTATCGACCATGCCCTGACAAAGCGTTTCCGCGAAAAGCATATGATCTACACCAGGTATGCCGATGACCTTCTGATTTCCTGCCGACAGGGCTTCAGCTCTGATGAGGCTGAAAATGTCGTCTGCGATGTTCTGGCGTATTTCCATGCGCCTTTCGCCATTAAGCCGGAGAAAACCCGCTATGGTTCCCGTTCTGGCTCCAACTGGAACCTGGGCGTGGTGCTGAACAAGGACAACGACATCACCATCGGCCACCAGAAGAAAAAGCACTTCCACGCCATGCTCAACAACTACATCCTCGACCGCCGCAACGGCACTGCCTGGCCGCTCGAAGACGTCATGCAGTTCAACGGGCTGATTTCCTATTACAAGATGGTCGAAAAGCCCGCCATCGAGGGGATCATCGCCCACTACAACCAGAAGTACGGCGTGAACACCATGGCGATGATCAAAGCGGACATCGCGGCATAGAAGCATAAGCCACTTGATTATTTCTGCGGTTCGCAAACAAATCCCTATCGAAAATCGGTTTACAGCGCCTCCATGGCCCTCAGCATCAACGGGGCTGTGGAGGCGCTGTAAACCAGATCGTCTTCTGGCATGGGATTTTTGAACCCGGCAGAGCTTTCGGTGTTACCGGAAGTAACGCATCGGCACTGTTTCGCGCGCGGCGTGCCATGGTCACGCCTTGCGCTGGAAAACAGGATCACTCCCGATCGGGACCAGTACGAACGGCCTCACCGCCGCGTAGAGCCCATGCAGCTAAAGCTTCATGAGGCTCACGACGGCGGAACGGCCATCGTACGGTCCCTATCGTCCGTTATCCCATTTTGGAAGTGGCTTTCCATCAACAAACAGGAGGCGCATTATGGAACATGAAATTAAAATGATTCTGGATCAAATCAACTCCGCTTGCGCACCACGCTCTTTGTACTGAGGCAAAAGACGGATGATAATGTTTATTACACATACCTTGTAAATACCTTTTAGGAGGTGCTCCTATGGCGCTGAAACTATACCGTCCAACCGTAGGCCCGAAGCCAACCGCCCCAAGTAACAGGCTCGCGGCTGCCGCCCTCCTGCCACCCTCCGCAGAATTGCAACCGCGCGAGACCGCCGTCGAGCACGCCTCCGAGCCCATCAAGGCCCTTGAGGACATCGCGCGTGTTTCGGCATACCTAATCCGAAACCGGCGCTACAGGGACAACATGCTATTCATCCTCGGTATCAATTTCGGCCTGCGCGTCAGCGATCTGCGCCTGCTCCGGTTCTGCGACCTCCTGGAGGAGGCCGCGGACGGCTACGCCTTCAAGCGCTCCTTCCCCATCCTGGAGCAAAAAACCAAAAACACCCGCAAGGTGCAGCGCAACCGCCACATCACCATCAACACGGCGGTGATGGACGCTGTCGGGCTGTACCTACGCTGCATCAAAAGGCCCCCGAAGCTGGATGATTATTTGTTTGTCAGCGAGAGCAACCATGCCGCTGGCGCCCTCAGCCGGGCCTCCGTGGACCGCATCCTGAAGGGCATCGGCGCGGATCTGGATCTGCCCTGCAAAATGGCCACCCATACCATGCGCAAGACCTTCGCCTATCACCAGATGGTCATGGCAAACCACGACCCACGCAAGCTCCTGCTACTCCAAAAAATGTTCGGGCATTCCTCCGTCGCGCAGACCCTAGACTATATCGGCATTACCAACGAAGAGATTGGGCAGGCATATCTTGACCTGAATCTTGGCGCAATGAACCACACGCCCCTCCTGGACTCGTATATCGAGGAAGCAGAGGCGTCGTAATCAGCCACTTGTATATTTCTGCGGTGCATACGAAACCCTATCTCGAAATGTCCTGGTCTTTACAACACCTCCGCAGTCCTCCGGCGCCTTCCCCTGGCGGGCGACAGCGCACCGGCGGGATTGGGGAGGTGTTGTGAAACAGGCCGTTTTGGCAAGGTGCAGTATCTTCCAGCAGAGCTTTCGGTGTTACCGGAAGTATTTCGACGGCATACCTTCGCGCTTCCCATCCACAGAAGGGAAGCGCCTCAAAGGCTTACCGCGATCCTTTTTGCTTACGGCTCCTTGGCGAACCACCCTCCAACGCTCCGAGGCCTTCGGCCCACCTCGCGTTGAGGAGCGGTTCGACCAATACGCCGACCGCAACAGGATCGTCGGCAATCCGTTCGGAAGTGGCTTTCCAAGCAAACCAAAAACAATTGAGGAGGGACACTATGCTAGAGGATTTACTTGAGGGCATGACAAAAGAGCAAATCATTGATTTGGTGTTGGCGTATCATGATTATCTCTTTAACGACCACGAAGAAGAATTCAACCACATGGACCGCGCGCCGGTGTGTTTGGACGAATTCTATGACAACGAGTATCAGGAAGCGCGCGAACGGTGAGTGAGAAAAACTGAAGCGAGAGGGGATATACTTGACATGAAACACGAATGGATGGAGCGGATTCTTTCCCTCGCTGCCGAAAAAGAACACAGCGTATGAGACGCGCACAACACCCATCACAAGCCACTTGATTATATCTGCGGCGCATATGTTAATCCCTATCGAATAACGGATCTGTATTGCAGCACCTCCGCGGCCCTTTGAGACACCGGGGCCGGGGAGGTGTTGTGAATCAGATCGTTTTTGGCATGGAACGGCAGGCCCAGAGCTTTCGGTGTTACCGAAAGGTTCGCGACGATGCTTTATTGCGCTTCCCCACAGGGCGGGAAGCGCGCAAACAGGCTTACTGGAGATACTTCCACGATGGTCCATGGCACGGCCCTATGGATGCTGACCACGCTCGCGCGCGGTAAGCACCAACGGGCCAGCCAGGACCAATCGTTACAGTATCCCAGTAACCACTTTGGAAGTGGCTTTCCAGACTTTATCATTATTATAACAAGGGGGGAATCATTGAATGCCAAACATTGATCCATGCCCATTTTGCGGGGCGGAAATAATCGCGCGGCCCTTCAACGAAGTTTCCGATACGGGCGACGAGGATACCGCAGGCAAATTCGTGCTTGTCCATGGAGCGACAGCGAGCCTGTGCCCGATTGAGCATCACGATGGGGAGTATCTCGGAATGCTGATCTACGATTCGCCCGAAGAAGCCGCAGCAACATGGAATAAGCGTTACGATTTAAATCGCGCCTAAAAAGCCACTTGAGGGGGTATAGCAGTATGATCACCGTCAACAGTGAGCACATCCATATCAAAGGCCATGTTGGCACATGGTATGCCGTCAGCGAACGGGATTCGGCACGGCACGGCAAGCTGTTCCTTTTGGAGCATGAGGCTTATGGCGATGACGCGCCAGGCCTGATCGTAAACGAGGCCGGCGAGGTTATCGTTGACAACGTGCATAATGGCTTCCTCGACTACGAGGAATTGCTTGCCAGCCAAATGGAATATCCCAAGAACAAAACCCAGCTGTTCAAATTCCTGCGGGAAAACCCGGGTATCTACTACCGGGTGGACCACTCTGTGCGCGGCATACAAATGCGCCGCCTGAAGAAAGCGCAGACAAACGGCTTTTCGGGATTGGGCCCCGACGGCAAGCAGGTATGGTTCCGCCATGATAAGAGCGACATTTATACCTTTGAGGGCAGTACAGTTCGCGTGACCTGTTCATGGTGCGAATTGGTTTTCGACTTCAACCCGGCCGCGGAGGAAATCCAGGCGTATGAAGCAGCGCTCGCGCAGTCTGGAACAGCAAGTGGAGCCGCATGAACCCATATTTGTGCCCTGCAATAAAGACTTGCATTTGTTTGTGGGATGCTGTATAATAACAAGAACACAAGCAAGAATAGGAGTGACCTGCATCATGGAGATTGATTTCGATCAACTGATTTTGCCTTTGGGGGCGACATTGCCGGCGGGCAGGGCTGCGGCGTGCGCCGTGTATGACGCGCTGGCGGATATGGCGTACCGTGGCGAGGCGGCCGTGGAGGAAACGGAGGCCAGGCGGGAAGCGGACGAGCTGACGATATGCTTCCACGCCGACGCGATGTCGGCATGCCAGGAGAACGCCGGGCAAGTATGCGCCGCGTTGGCGGAAGTGTCGGCCCTGTGCGCCCGCCCGCACGACACGGATACCTTCTGGTTTGAGGTCTCCATCCCGGGCGTCTTCCCGGAAAGCGATTCCGCCATAAAGCAGTCCGTTTCCGTGGAGGGGGAAGCGCGCCCGGCGCTCGTGGACGAACCCTTGCCCGAATGGCTGTCCAAAGCGCTCAAGGGCGTAAGCGAGGAAAACGGCGCGCTGCGTTTCGAGGATTTCTCCCCGAATCAGGAGCAAATGATGAAACTGGCGGTCGTGTATACAGATGTAAAAGCGCTGGCGGAAAATACAGGCGCGATGTTCGAGTTTACGAAGCCGGAGCCGCCACACAACCTGCACGGCGGCGTCCACCTGAAGGCGCACGGGCTGATCTATATGGAGAAAGAGAATCTTGCCGCGCTGCTTGCGCTCATCAAAACCGCCGGCTCGTTCAGCGTTTCCACCACGGACGACGGCTATGTTTACTTCAGCTTTTGGGTAAACAATATCTACCTTGCGAAGGAATAGCTATTTTAGCGGCAAAAGGATGGTGATGAAGCTTGGTTGATTTGCACGCGCACTATACAGCGCAATCCGGCGCAAGCTTCTGGATCCGGCCGCGAAACGTTTCGCTATCCCGCGTAGTCAATAACTACAGCCTCGCCCGTTTGAACGAAAAATACCGCTTGGACGCAAAGAATAAAGCCGAAGCCGTTCGTCGTATCCTGTACGACAGCGGCTTTTCCTATGACGGCATACTGCCGGCGGGCGCGTTGCCTGGGGACCCGCAATTCGCAAGCTTCTATGACGCGAACCGCACGATCACCGTGTACAGCGTCACGCGGGAACATCTGGAGCGGGATGTGAAAAGCCGGGGCTATGACTGCACAGGCCGCCGGCAAAAAAGCCTGTATCTGCAGGCCCTGGCCGGAAACAAAAATGCAAAAAAATCTCTGGACGCTGCATATCACGGAGAGTTCCCTTCGCGCCCGCGGGATGCCTGGTTTGCGATTGAGCGGATCATGCACGATGTATATAACTCTTATCTCAAGCAATACGGTTGCCCCGACCGGCTGTGCACCCACCTCATGTACCCGGCAATATCCCCGCCGCTCCCAAACCCGGTCAAGCTCCGGGGCTTTATATTGCGAACCCGGAGGGCGCGCGACGTCGGTACGCTCTCATGGATGCTCGGCAGGGATTTGGAGCCGCGTGAGCTTCACGCGGGCAACGTGGAGCGCCTGGTCCAGGACGTGCTTCTCCGCTTCGGCTACACCTCCACGGAAATCACTGTCATGCGAAGTATTGTCAGCGAACAGGCGGATCATGCCCAGGGTGACAAGGCCGCTGATAATAGCCCCGGTGACTTTCTGCTGGGATGTGTTGTCCTGCTTGCCCCTGTCGCCCTTGCCTTCTGGCTTCTTTCCTTTGCCGGCTATCTGATGAGGACCTGTGGCACAGCCGGCAATATCATCGGGCTTGCCCTGTTGCTGGGTGTGCTTGTGCTGTTGATCGTTCTATGCAAGGTGTACCGAGGGCAGAAGGGCCGGCCGCCGTAGTGCTAAAACCGTAAAATCAGCCCAGCCAAGTCTTTGTCACTGGTTGGGCCTTTTCCATTACGCGCGAAAAATATGCAGGAGGTCTTTATGGTTACAGTAGGACAGAAGATTTTCTTCGTTGAGGCCAGTTGGCATCGCAGGAACGACAGAGGCCTCATTCCCGCGACGGTGATCCTGGTTGGCCGCGTCAATTACGAGGTGCAGGACGATACCGCTGCATGGCGCACGATTACCTTTCGCAGGGCAACCAACCTCGACGTGAGCGGAGGTCAATGCGACGGGCATTACTACAGGGCGTATCTGACCAAGCAGGATTATCTGGATGAGCAGGAACGAAAAGCGCTGTGCCTTGCCATCCGGCAGACTACGCAAGGGCCGCGCCTCGATAAGCTGACACTTGACGGACTGCGGCAGATTGCCGTAATTTTGAAAGAAGGCGAGGATAACGACTATGGCAGTGCATGAATTCACCCAGCAGCTCAAAAAGTATATCACAGCCCGCCTGAATGAACCCAACGATGCTATTATCGTCACGGGGATGCCCGCTGAGAACGATCGGCACGATATCCTTGTAATGACCTCATACGCCGCTTTCAAGGTGCCCCGCCCGGGCTATCAGACGACCTTCCAAACCTACCTCCACCGCGATCCCCCCGGCCCCGGCGAAGGTTTCATTGTGAACGGCAACCGGCCCGTGGATGTCAGTCGGCAACTCCAGCAGTGGGAAGAACTGAAAAAAAGCTGTCGGGATACAGCGTACCTCACGCCTTACTTGGTGGAGACTTTCGCCTCTGGTAAAGGCAAGCACACCAAGCAGCTGCGCCTGCTCTGGGCGGATCCCCATACCATATGGATAGATACCGACATCCTCAATACCGTCGATGTGCGTTGGGGGGAAATGAAAGCCGCGGCGACAGACAAAGCCCCCGTGTATTTCCAAAGCGCCAACATCGAAGCCTTTTTTCTGCCATGGAACCGATGGAAAGAGTATGAGCGGTCCGATAATGCATTGTTGGCCCAGGAAGCCGCGCTTGCGAAAGCCTGGTGGCATGAGCGCAAAAAGGCGGGGACCCGGCAGGGATAATGGAGACGAAATGTTTGGTAACACAAATATTCCCTTGACATGATACACCTTCAAGGGGTATAATCCATAATAACCAATGGACAGGAGAGGCAGATCGACATGTACAACGAAGGACAAAAATCAGCGTTTATCGCCGCGACATATTCGGAAGCCAGGCGGGGCGAGATCGCCGGGCTGTTTGAGCTCTTTGCGCCCTACGAGGAAACCTGGGGCAGAGACCTGGTGCAGCAGCCAATTGACAAGCTGCAGCCCGCGTTCGACAAAATCGCGGAAACACTTTCAACAAGCAAGGCAAAAGCCCTGCTCTCTGCCCTTAAAAAGTACAGGGAATGGTATCTGGCGGAAAATCCGGGCATTATATCCGCCGGTGTGCTCCTGCTGAAGCTGAACATTGAAGGCAGGCTGCGCAGCAGCATGGTCGCCTCGCCGCGGCATCTCAGGATGATCCTTGATGAGGTGTTCGATTCGCCGGAAAAGGAATCTCAGGACTGCATTAACAGGGCCTTGCTTTGGCTCGCCTTCGCCGGGGTTCCGCGCAACCAGGCGACGCTCGTCACCGTCGACGAGGTGGATTTTGAAAACATGCAAATCCACCATGGCGGCAAGGACTACGAAATCTATACGGGGGGACTGAAAGAACTCCGCAAGCTGTGCGCGTTGGACTATCTGATGTATATCCATAACAATCCTTATTATGAAAATAAGCGACCGCGGATACAGGGCAATCAATTGCTCCGGGGGTTTGGCGAAACCAGCATTGATATCCAAAGCATATGCACCGAAATGTCCAGGCGGTTTTCGCAGACCGATTGGGCTTTGTCTTACGAAAGCGTACTGGCCTGCGGGCTGTTTTACGAGAAGTATGAGTTAGAGCGCATCGGGAAAGAGGTGTCTTTCGTCGAGGAGACAGAGCAAAGACTGAGTGAAATGACGGAATCAAGCGAGTCCGTGATAAATGGCAACCGATATTCGATTCGCGCCAGGTATCAAAGAAAATATAGGCAATGGAAATCCCTCTATAACTTAGCGGAGGAGGACTGAGCCGAAACCGCCACACACAAATAGAATAAGCCAATCAGCAGCCGAACGGCTGCTGGTTTTTTTATATCCAAACATCATTGAAGCGGGGGATTGCATATGGCAAAAACCAACGAAGCCAAAGTGCCTTTTGAGAAGCAGTTCAAGGATGTGTTCAACAAGCTGTGCCGGACACGCAGCTCCGGGCGGGCGTGGTCCGACAGTATGACGATAATCGCTTGTACGATATCCAATTCTGTGGACAAAGAGATGTTCGACCAGCGGGAAGCGTTGTATATGCGCACCATCCATAACTATACGAGGGACGAACTGGATACTATTGCACAATTATTCGCGATTATAATGAACGCGCTGGAGGATGACCCCGAGCAAGATTTCCTGGGCGACCTATATTCGACACTTAGTCTTACCAACAAGAAATTGTGTCAGGTTTTTACACCTTATCGTATCGCGGAAGCAATGGCGACGATGACACTGGATAAAATCGTTGAGGAAATTGCTAAAAAGGGATTCGCGTCTGTGAATGACCCTGCCTGCGGCGCCGGGGTGATGCTGATCGCCGCCGCCAATGCCGCACGGAAGAAGGGCATAAATTACCAACGCCACTTGGTTTTTGTCGCGCAAGACATCGACTTTACCGCTGCCATGATGTGCTATATCAGCCTTTCGCTGTTGGGTTGCGTAGGCTGTGTAGGGGTTGGGAATACACTGACAGAACCGCATCCCTCGCGTGAAAACATCTGGTACATGCCCATGAACATACTTCGAAGAAATCTGTTGGAGGCGTTTTATCATTCAAAGTGAAATATCCTCGCCGGAGAGCGAAGCCGGCGTAATCGCCACGCTGATCCACCACCCGTCATTTTACTTCCACTGCGAGAACCTGCGCCCGAACCACTTTACAAGCAAGCAGAACGCGTATCTCTATTGGGCGCTGGGGGAACTGGCCAAACGCGGCGTCGAGAGAATCGACGCCTACAATATATCCAATATCCTTGCCTCGAACGAGGCGGCGAAAAAGCACATGGAAGCCGTGCCCCTGGAGGCGGTCCATGAGCTGATCGACGTGTCCAACCTCATCGCGCGCAGCTCCGCCGAGGATTACATGCCGGTCGCCGAGAACATCGTGGAGGCCGCGTTCCGCCGCACAGTCCAAAAGAAGCTGGAGCGCTGCGCGGCCCTTTGCGGCAACATGTCCGCGGATATCCGCAAGGAAATCTATTCCCTCGACAGCGCCATGATGGAGTTCGCGACGACCAACGACGTGCCGCAGTTCAAGGACGTCGTGGAGTCCATCTGGGAGGAGATCGAGCAGCGGCAGGGCGGGGCCACCGGCATCCCGTTCAAGTTCCCCACGCTCAACCATTACGCGACGATCGACCGCGGGGAGCTGTTCCTGTTCGCCGCCAGCGCGAAAAAGGGCAAAAGTATTATGCTGCTCAACTGTGCCGTCGACCTGATGAAGCGTGGCATGAGGGTTCTCTATCTCGATAGTGAACTCAGCGACAAGATGTTCACGCCGCGCATGATCGCGCACCTGACGGGCATCGAATTTTCCCGCGTGCGCTCCGGCCGCTACTCGGAGGAGGAGCGCCAGAGGATTTTTATGGCAGTCAAATGGCTGAAGGAACAGAATACCTTCACGCATAAATATATCCCGTTATTCGACGAGCACAGCGTATATACCATCACCAAGCGCGTCAGCCACACCCAGGGCCTCGACGTCCTGATCGTGGACTATTTCAAGGGCAGCGGCGAGGGCGACGCCTTCGGCACCTACCAGGAACTCGGCAGGTTCGTGGACCTGGTCAAGAATGGCATCTGCGGCGACATGGACATCGCCGGCATCGGGGCCGCCCAGGCCACCACGACGGGCCGGGTCGCCGAAAGCGACAAAATCAACCGCAACGCCTCCACCATCGCTCTGATTCAGGACAAGTCCCCGGAGGAGATCGCGGCGGACGGCACCGGCTGCGGCAACAAAAAGCTGCGCGTGGTCCTCAATCGCAACGGCGGGCAGATGCTCGACGACGAGTACATCGACATCCAGTTCCACGGCAACCTGATCCTTTACGAAGAAGCCAAGCAGCATATCATACAGGCGCCATATTAACATTTTCTAAAAGAGCATTGAAGAGGAGGCTTCCATACCATGCAACTCGAAATCATCAGTGAACGTTTCTATGGAGAACCCCCATTGGAGAAACCGAAAGAGTTGAAGGGGCTTCGGGAAGATTTCAGTGAGGACTTCATTCCAGGACATTGCAGGTTCAAAGTCTGGGTCGATGGAGACGATCTATGGATTCAATGCCGGGATTGGTTCTCTTCGAGTTTCCGGGGCACGGATCCGGAGGACTTCGGAGCGCCACAGGGTGTGCTATTGAAGAAATATTTCCCGGAGCACAAGGTGAGGAAGTCAAAGTTCGTCTATGCCGACAATTGGGCCTCCATCATTCTCAGAAACGAGGCGTGGCTGATATATAAGGGGGTTTTAGAGGACATGCGGCGATGGCGCGAATATCGGGAGAGGAACGGAATCGGCGTGCCCATGGAGATCGGGGTGAGAGACGAAAAGTGCCGGCAGTTGGAGAGGGTACAAAGAGAACGAGGGGGAAAGGGATTCGAAGAAGGTAGTCTGAGCGTCGGCGATTGGAGCCGGTTCTTCGAGAGGGTCGTGAAGAGATTGGCCGACGGCGGATATGCAAAGATAAATAATTAGGCATTTAGATTATTGCGGCGATGGATATCATCCGTGATAGATAATTACTGCAACCGTCTAAAGGAGCCGGCAGTATTTCCTGCCCCGAAATTTTTTGGGAGCGCCCGAAAAGACGGTGTTCTCCGCATTTTTTGGTATGGGCGCACTACAGCATATAGTGCAAAGGGGATAACGGCATTCCCCCGGCGCAACACCAAAAAATGAATAGGAGGGACCAGACAGAAATGCAGGAGCGAACCAAAATCGGCAACATCGGCGTAACGGCCGAGGAGTACGTCTTTCGCCAGCCCGGCCCGGACAGTACGGCATGATGCTTGAGATCAGCGACCTGGTCGCCGCCATCGATCTCGTGGCGTATGTCAGCCAGTACCGCGCGTTGGAGCAGCGCCGCGACGGCTGCTACTGGGGATTGTCGCCCTTCAAGGAGGAACGGACGCCCTCGTTCAACATCGACCCGGGGAAACAGTTGTACTATGACTTCGCCACCGGCAAGGGCGGCGACGCACTGCAGTTCGCCAAGGACTACCAAGGTGTCGGCACAGCGGAGGCGGTGTGGCTGCTGAAGGAGTACGCGCATATCACGGACGACTCCCCGAGGCCCGCGCGCCTGGAGGCGGCGAAAATCGCGAAGCAGTACCGGCCCAGGCAGCCGGCCAAACGGGAGGCGCAGCTTTCCCCCCTGCCGGAGGACTACATGGACGCCATGTACGAGCGCGTGCCGGAGAAGCTGGCTCCATGGCTTGCCGAGGGCATCGGCGTGGATTCCATGGAGCGGTTCCAAGTGCGGTACGACAGCGTATCCAACCGCCTGGTGTTCCCTGTCCGCGGCATGGACGGTGGTATCATCAACGTCTGCGGCAGAACCCTGGACCCGGACTACAAGGCAAAGCGGATCCCGAAGTACGTCTACATGCGCTCCATCGGCGCCATGCCCACCATATTCGGTTTCGCCGAGAATGAGCGGTTCATCCGTGAGGCTAACCAACTGATCCTCTTCGAGGGCGGCAAGTCCGTCATGCTAGCGGATACCTGGGGTATCCGCAACACAGGAGCATTATTGACCTCCCACCTCAGCGAATGGCAGGCACGCGAACTGATCCGCCTGCAGATCCCGGTCGTCTTCGCGCTGGACAAGGAAATCGACCCGCGCGAGGACAGGCGGGTCCGCAGGCTGAGCAGGTATGTGACGGTGGAGGCCATCGTCGACACGGACAACCTGCTCCAGCCCCGGATGGCCCCCGTGGACGCGGGCGCCGAGATATTCCGGCAACTCTACGAAGCACGGATACGAATTCGGATGTAACGGAGGGACACCATGGACAGGGACACAAAACTTGAGATTGCATGGCGGGAAGAATTGCTGGCCCGCCTGCAAGCCCCCCTGAAGGTCCTCAAACGCAAAGCCGGTAAAGAGGCGGAGCGGCGCCTGGCGCGGGCACGGGAGCTCAGCGCGTATGAGTCCGAGGAAGACGCCCATGAAGCGTTCGGATACGGCTACATCACATTCGAAGAGTATGACGCCATCAGGGACCGTTTCGATCATGTGGGACCGGGCAGCGAAACCATGTCCGCGGCGGAGGCCGCCCTTGACGAGTTGCAACACTTCATGAGCCGCCTGCGACGCGAAATCAAGGACTTGGCGTGGTCCGCGCTCCCGAAGGAAGAACAACAGCGAATTGAAGCCGGCAACGAGGCATTCCGGGCCGCGTTGCAAGCGCGAAAGGAATGATGTTTATTATGCACAGTAATATCAACAATCATATGGGAAAGGCGGCGATGCTTGCCATCGTTGCCCTGTTGCTCATGTTTTTCGCTTTTACCGCCGGCAACTGTCCGGCGGGGGAAGAAGGCGTGGGCGCCGCTTTCGTTTCTGCCCCGCAGGAAGCTGCGACGGAACAGGAGGTAACGCCGGCGTTTCTGCCCCTGGATGTGCCCCTGGACGCCGAGACACAATATGCGATCAGCGTCATGTGCCTGGAGGCGGGCGTGCCCTTCGAGGTGGAGATAAGCCTTATCGGCCGCGAGAGCGATTTCCGCCCGGACCTTGTAAGCAACACGGACGACCACGGTATCGCCCAGATCAACCGGTGCAACCACGAATGGCTGCAGGCGGAGCTGGGCCCCATCGACTTCTACGACCCCATCCAGAACGTGCGCGCCGGCCTGCGCATCCTGGGCCCGCTGTGGGCGAAATACGACCCCCACAGGGCGCTCATGGCTTACAAATGCGGCGAGGGCGGGGCACAGCGCAAATGGGCCAGGGGGCAGGATACCAGCCCATACAGCTGCGCAATTCTTGCCCGGGCGGCAGGTTACGGGTGGGACGAGGGAACGCAAACATAACGAGAGGAAAAAACAGCATGACTTTAGAAGCACTCGGCCGGCAGTACGCCGCGGAGGCGGACAACCTGGAGAGGTTGATCGCGTCCTGCAACGAACGCCGGCGTATTGCCATACGCGCGGGCGAGAGCAAGGAGGCGCATAGGCTGGAGGATTTGGCGGAGCAGCATACCCTGCAGCGGAACGACCTGCTTCAAATTGCTGCCCATTTGCGGCACTACTACGACGATTCCGGCGACGGCCCGGAACAAACAACAAAAATGGAAAAGGATTTGGTACATATATGAATCAATTGCAAATTTCCGAAGGCGGCAGCATCGGGCTGATCGACGAGCGCGAGGTGCTCGGCAAACCCTTCCGCGTTTACGGCGATGCCGAGACCCCGCTGTTTTTGGCCAAGGATGTGGCCGCGTGGATTGAGTACAACCCAAATGATATCAACAAGATGATGTCGATGGTCGATGCCGACGAAAAGCTGACCAGTACAATGTTCCGGTCAGGTCAGCGGCGCGAAATGTGGTTCCTAACCGAGGACGGCCTCTACGAGGTGCTCATGCTCTCCCGCAAGCCCATCGCCAAGGAATTCAAGCGGCAGGTCAAGGCCATCCTGAAGCAAATCCGTCGCACCGGCGGTTACATCCCTATCGTGGAGGATGAGCCCGACGAAGTCATCCTGGCCCGCGCGCTGCTGATCATGGAGAAGACCCTTGAAGCCAAGGATCGGCTCATCGGCGAGCTCCAGCCCAAGGCGGATTTCGCCGATGCGGTGGCGGCGTCGCCCGACTGCGTCACCTTCGGCGAGATGGCGAAGCTCCTGCGACAAAACGGCCTGCCCTACGGCCGCACCCGCATGTGCGAGGCGCTGCGGCGGGACGGCTTCCTGATCCAACAGCGGTGCGCGGACTACAACACCCCCACGCAGTACGCCATGGAGCGGGATGTGTTCTACCACTCCAAGCACGTCAAGGAGACGCCGGGCGGCTTCCTGGCAACCACGAACGTGACCCGCGTCACCGGCAAAGGCCAGCAGGTCCTGCTCCAGCACTTTATGCGGAAGCAGGAGAGCGCGGGTGGGTACGTTGCGTAACAACTATACCCTCTACCATCTCCACTCGGATTTCTCCAACTGCACCACAAATATAGATTCCGTTACCAAGGTTTCGGACTATGTGGCACGCGCGGCGGAACTCGGCATGACGGCGCTGGGGTTTTCGGAGCACGGCAACGTCTACGGCTGGTGGCGGAAGAAGTGCGCGGTGGAAGCCGCCGGCATGAAGTATATGCACGCTGTGGAGGCCTACCTGACGGAAACTCTCGAAGAGAAGGTCAGAGACAACCTCCACTGCGTGCTTGTAGCCCGGAACTACCAGGGCTTCCTGGAGCTCAACCGGCTCGTCACGCGCTCGCACAACCGCTTGGATAATCACTTTTACTACGTCCCCCGGATTTCCTTCGACGAGCTTTTCGCCACCAGCGACAACATCATCATCACGACGGCCTGCGTCGGCGGGCCGCTCTGCAAGGGCAGCGACGGCGCGCAAGAGAAAGCGCTTGCTTTCCTGACGCGCGAAAAGCACCGCTGTTTCCTGGAAATCGGGCACCACATGGATCCCAGGCAGGCGGAATACAACCGCAAGCTGCTGGGGATCCACGAAGCCACCGGGATTCCCCTCATCGCCGGCACGGACACCCACGCGCTCAACGAGGAGCACATCGCCGGGCGGCGCATCATGCAACTAGCCAAGCGCATCCATTTTGACGGGGAGGATTCCTGGGACCTGCAGATGCGGTCCTATGAGGAGCTTTGCGAGGCATATGCCCGCCAGGACGCGCTGCCGGAAAATGTCTGGGTCGTGGCGCTGGACAACACCAACGCCCTCGCGGACATGGTGGAGCCCTTCGAGATCGACCGCGGGCTGAAATACCCTAAGCTCTGCGAGAACCCGGTGGAGGTATTACGGGAGAAAGTCGCCGCCGCTCTGGAGGCTAACCCCTACGCGAAACAGCGGCACAGCCCAGAGGTTCTGGAACAGGTTATCGACGAGGAGCTGTCGGTGTACGAGGCAGCGAAATCAGCGGAGTACATGCTCCTGCAAGCCAACCTGGTGGATTGGGAGCGTACCAACGGCGTGCGCCGCGGCTACGGTCGCGGCTCCGTCAACGGCAGCATGATCGCCTACCTGCTGGGCATCACCGAGATGGACAGCCTGAAGTTCGGCCTGAATTTCTTCCGCTTCATGTCGCCCACCCGCGTCACCAACGCCGACATCGACGCCGACTACGGCAGCGCCGACCGCGTTCGGGTCAAGGATTTCCTACTGCGGGAGCGCATGGGCCTGCCGCAAATCAGGTCCGCCGAGATCGTCACGTTCAATACGATCAAGGAGAAGGGCGCCATCCGCGACGTCTGCCGCGCATTAGAAATCCCTCTGCGCGACGTGGACAGGATCATCGCGGACTTCGAGTGTGACCCGGAGGGCTTTTTCGATTCCGGCACCGAGGTCGCGCGCTATGTTCGCATCGTCCTGGATACCATCGTCAGCGTGGGCACCCACGCCAGCGGCGTGTTGCTCAGCGATTTGCCCATTGCCGAAACCATCGGCCTGGGGGCCATCTCGACCAGCGAGTTTCCCGTGTCCATGTTGGACATGAAGGAGCTTGACGACCTGATGATGGTCAAGTTCGACATCCTCGGGCTGGACAACATCGCGGTCATCAACCAGTGCTGCGACCTGCTGGGTATGGAGCGCCTCACGCCGGATAACGTGGACCTGGAGGACGAGGCCGTCTGGAAAAGCATCCGCGATGATACAACCCTGATCTTCCAGTGGGAGAGCCAGTCTGCCCGGGCGTTCCTGAAGCGCCTGATGTCCGACAGCACGCTGAATAAGTTCCGCGCACGCACGAAGGACTTTTCCATGCTCAAGCTGCTGTCCCTTGGCAACGGGCTCATCCGGCCCGCCTGTTCAAGCTTCCGCGAGGAGGTGGCCGGCGGGGAGTTCTACGACAACGGCTTCCCGGCGCTCAACGAATTCCTGTCCCGGGAGTCCGGCCGCATCGTCATGCAGGAGACCATCATGCGCTTTCTGGTGGAGTTCTGCGGCTACAGCCCGCCGGAGTCCGACAACGTGCGCCGGGCCATCGCGAAAAAGAAGGGTACAGAGACGCTTCTCCCGGAGATACGGCAGCGCTTCATCGGCTACGCTCCCACGCGTTACGACATTACGCCGGAGCAGTGCGCGCAGGTGATTGACCCATTCATCCAGATCATCCTGGACGCCAGCGCCTACGCTTTCAGCTGGAACCACAGCGACCCCTACAGCGCCACAGGGTATATCTGCGGCTACCTGCGCCACTACCACCCCTTAGAGTTCCTGACCACGGCCCTCAACGTTTTCGACAAGCTCGAGAAGCAGGCGGAGATCATCGCCTACGCCGCCAAGATCGGCGTGCGCGTCACGCCGCCCAAGTTCGGCGTCAGCAGGAGCGACTACGCGTTCGACCCGGAGAAGCGCGTCATCGCCAAGGGCCTCGGCTCCATGAAGCATATGGGAAATAATGTCGCTAATTCGGTTTATGAGCTTTCTCAGCGCGAAAAATCGGAATATTTCTTGGATTTGCTTCATAGTCTCTACTCTGGGACAGGCGTCAACTCCAAGCAGGTTGACTCCCTCATCAAGGTGGACTTTTTTTCCGACTACGGGAACCAGCGTGAGTTGCTGCGCCTGGCGGAGCTGTTCGAGCAGTTCAAGCGCGGCGAAGCGAAACAGGTCAAGCGGGAACAGGTGGACGGCGGGCCCTTCGAGGAGGCCATCCGGCTGCACGCGACATGGCAGACCAAAGGCGGTGAGGAAGCCAAGAGCTACACCTTCACCGACCTTCCCGGGTTCCTGCGGGAATGTGAGCGGATCGTCAAAGCAAGCGGCCTGGAGGAGCTTCCCCTCGCGGTAAAGGTCAAGAACTTCGCGGATATCATGGGCTATGTCGGGTACATCACAGGCCGCGAGGAGGATCGCCGGCTGCTCTACGTCAAGGAGGTGCGCCCCCTGCACAGGAAATCCGACGGGAAGCACTTCGGCTACAGCGTCAAAACCCAGTCCATCGGCAGCGGGAAGGAGGGCCAATTCACGGTGCGCAGCGCATTGTTTAACCATGATCCCATCCAAGACGGCGACATCGTCCACTGCCTCGGCTGGGAACGGAACGGGCCGTATTTCCGCATGACAAAGTATGTGAAGCGGTAAAAAATGCCTTTGTGCACCTCGTCTAATTCCTCGCTTACGGGCAAAAAAATCTTCTGTATTGACGAACATACGTATGTAATGTATAATAGAAAATCCGAATGAAACAAACATTCGGAAACGAAGGCGCGCTCAGCGCATCGAGAAGGGAGCGATTTATGGGATTCAAAAACGGCGCGTATGCGAAGGTGTGGGAGGTCAAGCCCCACCCGAGCGGTAAATCTACCAGCGTCCGGCTGTCCGTCAGCCGGAAGGTGGGGGAAGGGCAATACGAGGAGGATTTCAGTGGCTACGCCGTGTTCATCGCCACGGCGAACGACCGGGCGGCCACTTTGAAAGCAGGCGACCGTATCAAGCTGGGGGACGTGGATGTCTCCTCGAAATATAACGCGGAAAAGCGGGAGCGGTTCTTCAACTTCAAGGTATTTTCCTTCGAGCCGGCCGACGGCCAGCAGGGCACAGCCAAAAAGAAGGGCAGTAGCCTCGACGCCATCGAGGACGGCGGCTTGCCGGACGATTTCCCGGCGTAGGACAAACAAAAAACAAAGACGAAAGGGACCTGAATGACTGAAATCATTTGCATCTCCGGCGTCAAGACCGGCAAAGATGCTGTCGCCAAGATGCTGAAGGAAGAGCTGGAGAAAGAAGAGAAACGCGTGCTGATCACGTATTTCGCTGCCCCTATGCGGCGCATCTGCCGCGATTGGTTCAACTGGGACGGACAGTACGACGACGCAGGGCGGTCGTTGCTGCAATACATCGGCACCGATGTCGTCCGCGCGAGCCAGCCGGATTTCTGGGTGGATTACACCCTTGGCCTGCTGTCCATCCTGGGCAACGAGTGGGATTACGTAATCATCCCGGACTGCCGTTATCCCAACGAGCTGGACATGGAGCGCTACGGCTTCCAGCCCCGGCACATCCGGATTGAGGATAACCGCCCGGGGGCTCCGATCGGCATAGCGGAGCCGGATTTCATCATCATGACCGACAAAGCGCCCGACCGGCTGCGCGACGACGTCGCCGCTGTCGCGCGGAGCCTGACCGACATATGACAGAGCAGCAGGAGGCGCTCTGCCTCGGCAGCCTGAGACTGGTATCCGTCTGCGCGAAAAAGCTCCTCCACACGGGCGTCCCGTGGGAGGAGCTTCGCGCTTGTGGCAACCTGGGCCTCGTGAAGGCCGCGGCCACCTTCTCGCCCGCAGTCAACCCCTGCTTCGCCACCTACGCCGGTAAGTGCATATCAAACGAGATGTACCGGCTGCTGCGGGAACGCAGGAAGCACAGCAAAGTGACCGAGTCGCTGGACGCCGAGCTTCCCGGTGGCCTGCGGCTTCACGACAAGCTGCCGGACGACACGGACATGGCGGAAGCGGCGGAAGCGCGAATACTGGCCTGCGACGCCCTGGCGAGGATCCGGGCGCTGCCCGAGAAGAAGCGCCGGGTTTGGGAGATGCGTTTCGGCCTTGCCGGTGAGACGCCCATGAAACAAAAGGAGATCGCGCGGCGAATGGGCTGCTCCCGCGCGCGCATCAGTTGGGTCCTCAAGGAGGGCCTGTATACAAAAAGAGGGAGGTTTTGAAGCATGTGGAAGGATTTCTGGTTCGGCGTCGCTGCCACCCTTGGCACGCAATTCGTGCTGGCGGTAACCATCGTGGTCGTGGCGCTCCTGAAGTCGGAGAGGGCGGCTAGCCGGCTGCTCAAAGCGGCGAAAAAGCGCAATGATTGACGTCAGCTTTCTCGCGCAGTCGCCCGGCTGGCGCTGGAGCTATTCCCGCCTGCAACAGTTCCATTCATGCAAATATGGCTGGTTACTCAAGTACGTATTCGAAGCTCCGCAGCGCAAGCTGTTCTTCTCGGAGTACGGAAAGCTGATGCACGAACTGATCGCGGGCGTTCTGTCCGGGGAGATATCCTGGCGGGCGGCTGAACTAGAATATGCCCGGCGGTTTCATGACATGTTACAGTGTTATGGGCCGCCGGGCAGCGTTAAGGCCGGGTATTTCATGGACGGCCTGCGGCACCTGCGGTGCGGCTCGTCGCCTTCGGCGCATAATTTGCAAGCGATTGGACATCCATTGGCTATCGAACAGTACGTGGAGTTTGAGGTTGGCGGCCATCCCTTTTGCGGGTACATCGACCTGGTTGCCCGAGGCGACGCCGGCGCTATTTCCATTATAGACCACAAGTCCCGCGCCCTGAAGGAACGCGGCGGCAGGCGGGTGAAATCCAACGCCCTGCTGGACGAGTACCTGCGGCAGCTTTACCTGTATTCTGTCCCCGTGGCGAAGCGGTATGGCCCGCCGAGTAATCTCATGTTCAACTGCTTCCGCAGCGGGAGCATAATCTCGGAGCCGTTTTCGCAGGCGGCTTTCGAGGAAACAATCGCCTGGGCGCTGCGCACCATAGAGGAAATCCTGCGGGAAACGGAATGGCTCCCGTGCGAGGACGCGTGGAAGTGCCGCTATCTGTGCGACGTGGCGGGCGATTGCGAGTACGCTACCAAATAACAAACAGTCTATCTGAAGGGATTATCTATATGAATTGGACCAAAGGCCTGGGCCCGGCCATCACCCCGACCGGGGCCGCATACTACAGCGCGTCGTGCATCGTATGGCGCAAGGACAAAGCGCCCCTCTGCAAATATATCATCCGGCGGATCATCTGCGGCAAGGGCTCCCGCTGGATGCTTTACCAGTGGCAGGCCGACTCCGAACGGTACGTTCCCGTGCCTTATGTGGAACAGGAGCCGTCTTTCGCGCGGCTCTACCACGCCCAGGAAAAAGCCGCCTGGCTGGAACGCAAGGACGCCCGCGCGGGCGTCAAGCCCGACCATTCCTCGCCCATTGAAGCGGCCGCTGCGGAGTTCGCGGCTTGCCTCAACACGGCGGAATAGCCCATGGATTCGAATACCTGGGTTCTTGTAATTGTTGCCAATCCGTGATATAATCAGTACAGGAAGGAATTATCGTCATGATCGAATTACAAGGCAAGTACAACACCGCCAAGGTATTCACGGACAACGTGGAACCCGAGGCCGTCGGGCAGATCCTCCACCTGCTCAACCAGGAATTCGTGCAGGGCAGCCAAATCCGCGTCATGCCCGACACCCACGCCGGCGCGGGCTGCACCATCGGCACCACCATGACCATCGCCGACAAAATCGTGCCCAACCTTGTGGGCGTGGACATCGGCTGCGGCATGGAAACCGTGCTCCTCAAAGATGCCCATGTGGATCTGCACCGCTTGGACAAAGTCATCCACGAGCACATCCCCGCGGGCTTCGATACCCGCGATACGCCGCATCCCTACCTGGATGAGATTGACCTGTCCGCGCTGCGCTGCGCCCACCACGTAAACCTTACCCGGGCGGAGCTGAGCCTGGGCACCCTGGGCGGCGGCAACCACTTCATTGAACTGGGCCGCGACGATGCCGGCCAGGTCTACTTTGTTGTGCATTCCGGCAGCCGCAACCTGGGCAAGCAAGTGGCGGAGTGGTATCAAAAAGCCGCCGCAAAGGATTTGGAGCATCGACGCAATGATGGCAGCGCGATCATTCAGGCGCTGAAGGCGCAGGGCCGCGAAAGCGAGATCGGGGCCGAGTTGCGCAAGCGTAGTTACTACAAAGTAGATCGGATGCTTGCTTTCGTCGAGGGCCCGCTGTTCGACGACTATATCCACGACATGGCCATCACCCAGCGCTATGCCGAACTCAACCGCCGCGCCATCGTGCGGGAGATCGTCAAGGCGATGAAGTGGAAGGTGGCCGGCAGCTTCACCACCGTGCACAACTACATCGACCTGGACAGCATGATCCTTCGCAAGGGCGCCATCTCGGCCTGCGCGGGGGAGCGTGTGCTGATCCCGATGAACATGCGCGACGGCAGCCTGATCTGCATCGGCAAGGGCAACCCCGACTGGAACGAGTCGGCGCCCCACGGCGCGGGACGGCTGATGAGCCGCAGCGCCGCGAAGGAGCGCATTACCCTCACGGAGTTCAAGGCCAGCATGGAGGGTATCTTCTCCAGCACGGTCAACCGCTCCACCATCGACGAGTCACCCTTCGCTTACAAGCCCATGGAGGAGATCATGTCCAACATCGGCGACACCGTTGACGTGGTGAATATCGTGCGGCCGCTGTATAACTTCAAGGCGGCGGAGTAAATACAACAGAATATCTTGCAAGCAGTCCGTGCAGGGCTGCTTTTTCAATTCAACGAAAGAGGCTAGACCATAGAAACCAAAAACATCCACCAAAAGCTGCAGGAGGTCCGCAAGAACGTCCTGGTTATGCGCGAGGACGCGCAGGGGAACCACGGCTCCTACGTCAGCGAAGAGAGCATCCTGAGCCATATCACCGGGGTGATGCAGAAGGTTGGCATTTCGCTGGTGCGTTCGCTGGTGCCGGGCTCGGGCAAGTGCGAATCCCGCGTTTACGCGAAAGAGAAAACCGACCGGGCCGGCAACGTGACCACCAACACCGTGACAGAGTATCTCTTCAGCGGCGAGATGAACTTCCGCTGGGTGAACAACGAAAACCCGGACGACTGCGCCGTTTCGCACTGGCCGATCGCCGGCAACGCCGCCGATATGAGCCAGGCCATCGGCAAGGCGCTGACCTACGGCAACCGTTACTATTTGCTGAAATTCTTCGATATCGCCACCGCCGAGGACGACCCGGACGCGCTGCTGCGCAACATCGCCGCCGGCGCGGCCGACGAAGCCGCCCTGAAGGAGATGGTCGCCCAGATCGACGCCGCGTTCAAGCGGATCCCCGCAGAGGACAAGGAAAAGCGCTCGGCGGTCGCCGTGGTGATTACGCCCATCATCCAGAAGGACACCGGGAAAAAGAGCGCCAACTACATGACGCTCAAAACCCTGGAAGCCGCCGCCGAGGTCTTCGCCGCGGTGCAAAAAATCCTGGGTGAAGCTGGCGGCTAAGGCTAAACTTGACAGCGAACCGCTCTACACAATCCCAAGATCATTCCCCAGCACGCTGCCGTGCCGGATGATCTCCCCTCCGAACTTCTCACGGATGCCGTCCACGGCTTTCTCCAGCTGTTCGGTCTTTTTCGTGCCGCCCGGCGTGTCGAACAGCGAAAGCTGCTCCACGGCCTCCCCGGCGGGCAGCAGGTTCTGCGCCGTTATTGTCAACAGGCGGATGGGCTTGCCCTTTGGCCAGGAGGCGTGGATCAATTCTAAACACGTCTGTACCAAATCGGCGGCCAAGTAGGTCGGCTGCACGCTTTTTTGCCTGGTGATAGACTTCAAGGCTGTGTCCTTGATCGTCACCTGCACGGTCGAGCATTTCACGTCCGCGCGCCTCATCCGGGCGGCGACGCTGTCCGCCAGGACGAGCAGCCCCGTGCGGATATCCTGCTCGTTGGCTAAATCCCGGCGGAAGGTCATTCCGTTGCCGATGGATTTGACCGGGTCGTGCTCGCCGGTGCGCGCCACGGGGCTGTCGTCCAGGCCGTTGGCGCTGTTGTGCAGGTATTCGCCCATCTTGCCGAACCGCTGACGCAGGAAGGCTTCGTCGGTCTGCGCCAGATCGCCAATCGTTCGAATGCCGAACTTTTCGAGCTCGGCGGCGGTATTGCGGCCCACCATGAACAGCTCGCCCACCGGCATGGGCCAGAGAAGCTGCCGGTAATTCTCGCGGCTGATCACCGTGACGGCGTTGGGCTTCTTGTAGTCAGAGCCCATTTTAGCAAATATCTTGCACCAACTCAGCCCCACGGAAATCGTGACGCCGATTTCCCGCGCCACGCGCTCACGGATTTCATGGGCTATCTTGAGGGCGTCGGAGCCGAAAAAAGTCAGGTCGATAAAGCTTTCATCAATCGAAAATCGTTCAACGAAGTCGCTGTACTGCTCGTAGATCGCGTTGATCCGTTCGCAGAATTCCCCATAGGTTCCATGGCGCGGCGGGCACAGCAGCAGTTCCGGGCACTTCTGTTTTGCGCTGTGGATCGTTTCCGCGG